TCGTTTCTGTTTGGATATGTTCCAAAGTTATCCATTCTGGATTCGTAACAACAAAAGCAGGTACTAGAATGCCATGCAAAAAATATAGATTTTCCACATCGGATTCGTGCGCCGCATATTTTTCGTTGTGCAACCTTCTACCATTCTCCGTCTTTTCAACATGTACCGTTGGCTTTGCTACCCAATATAACGTGTCCTCTGTCCAGTGGAGGATCCACGCCCCGGAGATGAAAGCCTCAAATAGTGGTTCTGACCATTGGCATACTTTCGCATCATTTCTCTGCATAGCGCCAAGAAATGTTGTAACGAGCCAAGATAAATCGAACCTCCACCATTGCCCGCGATAAGCCTGAATGCACCAATTGGCGAATCGCTTAAGTGCGTCCCTTGCGTCCATTGCGGATCTTGCATCCCTTGCATCCCTTGCGTCCCTTGCGGCCCATGCATCCCTTGCGTCCCTTGCGTCCATTGCGGATCTTGCATCCCTTGCATCCCTTGCGTCCCTTGCGTCCCTTGCGTCCCTTGTATCCCTTGCGTCCCTTGCGTCCCATGCGGTCAAGGCGTCCATTGCGGCCCATGCATCCCTTGCGTCCCTTGCGTCCATTGCGGATCTTGCATCCCTTGCATCCCTTGCGTCCATTGCGTCCATTGCGTCCATTGCGGACATTGCAGACGCAGCGTTCCTTGCGGATTGTGGATTCCGTTTTGCGAAATCATCTAAAACCGCATTTACATATTTCAATAATGGAGGATGATCTTTGAGCTCCCATCCTTGTTCCAACCGAACGACGTTCCTGTCAATCCCTAGAGTTTTTAAATATTTTTTTAGACTTTTTTCGACAGCACGTTCATCTAATACGCCAGGATAATTACACGCTTCTGTGTACCGTTCTAAAGGACTCGCAGACATAACACCCTCCAATTGTCAGTTAATCTTGCACTCGCCTAAGCATGTTGTGAGGACCAGCTTCCACTTGGACTCCTACTTCGATCGTTCCAGGTCGCAGCAAAACGATGCTGTGTTCCTCGTGAGACAGTTCGCCTTGGTCTAGCAATTGTATGTACCGTTCTGCGGAAGCATCGAATACAGGGATATCTGGTGACGTGATGCCTGAAGTTTTCCGTCGGAGTTGGTGTCGATGCCCTGTAGTTTCACCAAACGCTAACACCACTGCCTGTCCAAGCTGAACGACCAACGGATTAGTGTCGGTTTTTCCTCTGTAGACCAGTAACACGTCGCCTTGCCTTAAAATATTTTCGTCGAGCTTCATTTTGTTTCCTTTCCAGTTTCTGTGTGCGCTCAAAGGCGGCACGCTTCGCCTTGCTTCTGCGTGACTAATTCTCAAATTCTAGAAGACATGTCACCAAAGGCCCTCAGGCATCGAAGCTCCAAGAGTATGTCGCGAGCCTCTCGCTTCAGGCGAAGGAGCATGCGGGATGCGATATCGTGACCATGGATTGTCCTCAGCTCAGGGAAGACCTCTCGCTCATTCCGCGCCTGTGCTGACCAACCACGAGCGGTCCGCACGAGGTGTACCGCCAGACCGCTATGGTCGTGTGTAGCCACAAGTCCATCTTGGATGTCCCAGCCGTTCCTATTAAGATTTGAATGGTTTGTCATTTTGATACCTCTTCAGTGCAGTTGATGTGAAGCATCTTAGTATAAATTTATTAGTATGTCAAATAATTTTTAGATGTCTTTGGGCAAATCAAGTGCCGTAAGAATCTCCGCACGTCTAACTTCAAACGTATGAAGGACTCTTTTATAACCTAAAGGTTTAGGTCCCGCGACTCTGAGGTCGTCTATGTAAAGACAATCACCTGCACGACTGGATACAACTTCTATTACGATAGCTTCATTCCCACGTTGGCCCATTTTCCCTCCAGGGTTGCATCTTCATATTTCAATTACGTACACCCGCAACACAACTCCCTGCCGCAATTGACCCTTGTTCAACTTCCTTTAGTGTGACGGAAGCCTCTATCCCAAGTGCCCATGTAGATTTTACGTTCGTTCCATATCATGACACGTAACACGTCGTCAGGGTTCTCTCGGTTATCACGGATTAGACCTACGCGAGCAAATGCCAGATTAAGCGCCTTCGCAACTACCTCAGCAGGCGAGTTAGCCTCAATCTCCACGTCGGCAGCATCCAACCACTTGTAAGGTGCTTTCGTGCCAAAAATCGTATAAAGGTACTTAGCCATGTTCGTATCTCCTTTAGTTAGTGGTTCAGTGCAGTTGATGTGTAACATATTAATGTTAATTTATTAGTCTGTCAAATAATTTTTAGTCTAACAAAATCCTTGTCTTGTCTTTACAAAATCCCCTTCTTGGGGTTAAGCCTCACAACCTTGTGCGCCCTCTCCAAAGGGGTCTCTAATCCCTCCAAAATCTCCTGCCGAGAGAAGTTCAGGTCCCGCTCATCGAGGTAGCTCCATACCCGTACGCGACGGACGCCCGAAGATCCGTAAATTTGGTTTTTGAATTCCACATACAGCTGATTCCCAGAAAATAATCTGCGAAACCCGCAATTGGCCATTCTATTTGGCAACGTCCCAGCGTCATACCTATGCTCTTGAATCTCAGGATTCTCTAATCGAAATAGTACGAACAGTTCGAGATACCCAAAATACGGCCGACTCAAATCTCGGGACTCCAGCAAGTCTTCCAGCCACACATTGAGGACATCCCCCACGCCTTCGCGATAGGATAGCTTAGTGTTGGTCGCGGGAGCATCGCCCTGAGGCGCATACCCTTGCTCGGAGTACTTCTCTCGGGCGTGCCATAGCAACGGTGCGCCTCCATGCTCCTGGAACATTCGATATATCGCGGTCAAACGATGCTCGTCCCGAATCGAGGATTTCCCTGGTCTGTGAGAAGCCTCTCTTCGCTCCAAACCTGCCGTACCAAAGGAAAACGCATTAGCTGTGAGATAGTAGTTGATGTGGTTCTCGTCGAACTCTATGGGATGCAAGCCTTTCCGCTCCACGGTTAGCGAGGTATCCGTCACAGCGCTCTTCAAGTGCTCATAAAATTTTCTAGCCCCTCCCACAACCAACTCATCTCCCCATAGGAAACTGACCGCATAATCACAATAGTTGAACCGCGAGTTATCGCCTCCGATATCGGACTGCCGCAAATGCCTGCCGTGCACTCCATATACAAACTCCAGCAATATTTTAGCGATGAGGTCCTTTCCAATCCCCTGGAGCTTGGAAACCACAAACATATATTGAGCCAGTTTCGCGCCCGGAAATTTAAGGGGATAGAATAGGAAATGCTCCACAAATTCCCGCATGACAGGCTCATCTTGGAACACGTTGTCCAGCAACCAAAAATATTCGCCCAGCATGTGCTCTCGAATTTCTTGGGGCGGCAACTTCACCAAAGCCTTGGCGCCTAGGTATTCAGCCCGCCAACCTGTCCACAAATTAACCAAGAGCTCGTCGCCTTCCTCCACCAGCTTACCCGCACCCGGGCGGTAAATCATCCTAGAGGCATTCTTGGCCCCCGCCCAAGAAATAAGCGCCTCGGATATTGGTACTGCATCCATACGCATGACGGGGAGATCGTTAGCCTTCCTGGAATTCGCCAATACAGGATATGCAATTTTCTCCAGGTGCAAATGCCTGTCCAACAATTTCGCTGGAATAGGAACCACGCGAGTATGCGCCTCGTCCAAAGGCACAAAACAGTCATGCGAGGGAACAAATACATACCTCTGACGTAAATCCAACAAGCGAGAAGCTGTCCCGTGAACAATCGAGTGAGACGCGATGTGTGCCAGCAATTTCTCCACCCCCTGGGTCAGCAAGAAGTCGTCCAAGCCAGTCTTCCCAGAGGGCTCTAGGCAGGGCAGGACGCACAATCTAGGGATGGCCCCACGAGCCAATAGCCAGTTCATAAGACGCTGCAATGCTCCAGCCACAGAATCTTTCAGTCCCATGGGAGAGTCCGTGTCAAACACAGGAGTTACCACGCGTTTTGCCCATACGAAATCCTCTAGCGGAGGCAAGCTCGAAACTCCTTTGGGGCGAGATGCCAGCATATCCACACCCCCCAGAGCCAAGGTAGGCAGGCCGTAAACAGAACACGCACACAAACTTTTTCCCTCACCTTCCGTGATAAATAATTGTATGTTAGAGTCTTCCGAGACATGTCGCCAAGTGCGCATGCGGGATTCCCCCTCCAGATGGCGCATAATTCTAGGTAGATACACCCTATTTAGACTTCCAGGAGGTTGATCATATTTGCGCCAGGCATGGGAGTCCACTTGAGCATTGAACCCATCGGAAGGAGTCGTCAAGTATCTAACACGATGAAATTCATCCACACTTATTAGCTTGTCATCTAAGTCCCGATACCTAAAAAGTAAGGCTGGGAGTCTCATATAATGAGAACATATCTCTTGTGCATTTTCCATATAGGAAACATCACAAGACAAAGCTTGTTCCTCGTTAAGCCCATAAGTTTTTAATCGATCAAGCGCTAGTTGCGGGAAGAAAGGTCCCTTACGCGATCTAGTCATTTGAAGAATTCTCCTGTTTGGCTCGATAAAGTTTTTCCAATTTCGGAGCAGCGAGATTTATCACTTCGATCAAAACCTGTCCAATTCTCGCACCTAACCGGAGGGTCTCAGAGCTCAAAAGAGGACGATGTGAAGGGAGAGTTTTGTACTCAGGATGCGTTTCGAGGAACTTTGAAAGCATTATTTCGTCAACGCGGGCTTCTGAAACCTCAGGTAAAGAGAAGAGTTTTAACGCTAACCAACGTCTTTCGGGGTCGCTTAGACCATTTTTACAGTACTCTTGGGCCAAATTTCGCAACTCTTTCTTGGTCACTTTGGGCTTACTTTTCACGATTGGGCAACTCAGTTGGTCAGCGAGCGAGTGGAGAATGGCCCGAAGTTGGGGGGTCATAACGACCCTTTCTATGGCGGCTTCCCCAGTTGCGAGCTTAAATGTGTCGGTAATTTTGAAGGAACGTTTCCTCATAAAATCAAGTCCTTATGTAGTTAAATTGGAAAAACGTTTCATAAGTATACGCATAGTAAACTTAGAAGTAAAGCCTTTAAAACGTTTAAATGTCGGATTTCACTCACCCCCACCCAGACCCCCCCTATTCCCTATTGACTCTATATGCTAAATTTATAGATAATGTGGATTCTTATTTAATATATATATTAATCGGAGTTGTCATTCTAGATGATTGATTGAGTAGGTGAGATAGAAAAAATAATTTCAAAAAATTCTTGACACAGCTCGAAAAATCGTGGATAACTGCGGAATTCCCCAACCGCCCAGAGGCTGCGATGTGGCAAAACACTCACCCCGACCCGGTCGCCCCCCGGCAATGGGGGGGAATTTGCCCCACGCCGACAGCCCTAGCCCGTTCCACGCCGACAGCTCCAGCCCGTCCTATGCCAGCTCTAGCCCGTCCTCCGTCGGTAGCCCTAGCCCGTTCCACGCCGACAGCTCTAGCCCGTCCTCTGCCAGCTCTAGCCCGTCCTCCGTCGGTAGCCCTAGCCCGTTCCACGCCGACAGCTCTAGCCCGTCCTCTGCAGGCCTTGGAGCGTTCGCTGTCGAGCTCATGGAGGGCGAACTCGCGAAAGCCCGAGCTGGGACAATCGACACAGGGGATCCCGCCCTCGACGCCCAATGGGTCCGTGCTAGTGGGGTCACCCCGCTGGAGTTCCTCTGCACAGCCTACCGAAACCCGGCGGTTCGCATGACTGACCGGATCAGTGCTGCCAAGCAAGTGCTTGATTTTGCGCACAAACGTTTGCCGCAATCGCTGACTCTCCAAGGGGACCCTGTGGCCCCTCTCCTGGGGCGATTGGGACCTGCAAGCTTGGAAGCGCTCAGTGACGAAGAACTGGATGTGTTCAGAAAAATATTAGAAAAAATGAATGCCTCAGGAAGTTAGTTGTCGTTGTTATATTGGGCACCCCTTAGCTGTCGTTGTTAGATTAGTAACCAGTTAGCTGTCGTTGTTAATCTTGACAACAGTTAGCTGTAAGGTTAGACTCGTAATCAGTTATGTGTTAAGTCATCGTTGTTAAGTTAATCAGCCCTTAGTTTAGGTCAGTCATCATTGCATGTTAAACCTCAGTGCCCAGGAACTTAACAACTTGACCTCCGCTGTGCAAAGGGAGCGTGCACGGAGGCAGGAAAAAACTTTACATGGGTTCTCCCGTCGTTACTGGCATGTCGTGGAGGGCGCAAAACTTTTTTTGGACAACTGGCATCTTGGGGCCATACACGAACATCTCGAAGCTTGTGCAAGGCGTCAGATACGTAGGCTCATCATTAACATCCCTCCTAGATCGATGAAAAGCACTTCCACGGCTGTGATGTATCTGCCCTGGATGTGGGGACCTTTCGGGCACCCTGAAGAGCGATTCGTTTACACATCGTACTCGGGCATGCTGAGTGCGAGAGATTCTCGAAGTTCTCGGCACATAATTCGCTCTGCGGAGTATCAAGCCGCTTGGGGCGACGTTTTCCAGATACGTAAGACCGATCAGGATAGTTCCATCCGCTTCGCTAATGACAGGACGGGCTTCCGCCTTGCCACGTCGACAGGAGGAACCCTCACTGGCGAAGGAGGGTCTTGTTTAGCGACGGGAACGCGAGTCTCCACGCCCAGAGGTAGGATCTGCATAGAGTATTTGCGGAAAGGAGATGTGGTATACGGGTATGATGTATCGAGGGCGCTGAAGGTGGAGTGTGAAGTATCCGCGATTTTCACCACGACAACAAAATGTCTGTATGAGGTGCATACGACTAAGGGAAATACTTTCCGCTGTACTGCGGACCATAAAATTTACGTGAAAAGGCGTGGATATGTCAGAACAGACTCTCTCAGACCCAGGGATATTCTCATTGCAGAAGATGGGTCGGAGGATTCTATCATTTTCAGCATGAGGAAGCATAATAACGATTTTGATGTCGACTATGTGCATGACATCCAGGTAAAGGGACGTCACAATTATTTCGCGGAAAATGTCCTCGTCCATAACTGCCTCATCTGTGATGATCCTCTGAGTGCGAATGATTCACAGTCTGATGTGGTTCGGGAATCTGTAATCGATTGGTACAGAAATGTGTTTAGCACCCGACTCAATGACCCTAGAAAAGACATAGAAATAATTGTCATGCAGCGATTGCACGAGCGAGACTTGTCTGGATATGTCTTGGCAGAGGTCGGAGGCTTCGAACATGTTTGCTTGCCCATGGAGTGGGATGGTGTTACACGCAGCACGAAATTGGGAAGCTATGATCCTCGTTCCACGCCTGGCGAATTGTTGTGGCCAGAACGTTTCCCGCAAACGGAAGTGGATTTACTCAAACGGAAGCTAGGCAGTTACGGGACTGCGGGGCAACTTCAGCAAAAACCCGCTCCTGAGGACGGAGGATTGATTCACATCTCAGATTTTCAGTTGTGGCCTGCCAGCTCCCCTCTCCCCATTTTCAGCTATGTGATACAGTCCCTTGACACAGCGTTTACGAATGCTACAGCGAATGACCCTACAGGCTTCTTGACGCTTGGCGTCTTCGAGTATAGAGGCAGGTCTGGGGTTATGATCCTTGACGCATGGGAAGAGCGCTTGGAGTATCCGGAACTACGTCGTCGTGTGCAGGATGAGTTCCTCGCTGTCTATGGCGAGGAAAAAGGGGGTCAACGCAATGTGGATTGTGTGTTGATCGAAGAAAAGGGGTCTGGTATTTCCTTGAGACAGGATTTGCAGAGAGCTGGTGTACCTACCCGAGCTTACAATCCAGGAAAGTTGGATAAAAAGCAGCGTGTTCATCTCGTGGCACCGCTCATCGAAGCGGGATTGCTCTGGGTCCCTGAGTCGACTAAGCGCCCCAAAGAATTCGTCAGCTGGATTGATTGGGCGGTCAAACAATGGAAGCTGTTTCCTAATGCACAGAATGATGAGGCTGTGGATTGTTTGACACAGGCAATGATATACTTACATGATTCCGGGTGGATTTCCATAGATGCGAGGGAAGAGGAAAGCGAACTTGATGAGGTTCGTAGAGTGATTAATCCTTATAGCAACTGACCACAGAAAGGCTGGATGATTCCATGGGTACAGTAACAGGGATGCGGGAATACAAAATCTTGAAAGATAGTCAGAAAAGTATTGTATTAGAGCTCTCCTGGCTTTCGGGCTGGATGGCGGTGTATTTGGGGGCTTTGTGGCTTGTCTTATGGTGCGTCCGTGCATAAGTCTCCTCAAGGTGCTCTTACGAGATTAGTTGAGCCCGATGTGATAGAAGCCTTGTTCGGTCCGTCGGACGAGTGGAATGCGTCTAAGGCTGCGTGGGATGCCGCGCATGGCCATGCTGATGGGGGCTCTGTAGAGGGGTTCAGACACCTTCCTAGTCATAAGCATGTTCCTTCACACCAATCTGGGTTCACCCGATTGCAAAGTAGTGTCCCTGGTCCTGATATGGCCGACGGAGGGGCTGTTCCGGCACCGCTTACCTTGGAAGAGTTAAGGGCTCAGCTGGCAGCAGTCGAACGTAGTGGATATTATCCTTGGAACTGGAGTGATGCAGCGCGGGATAAGCTAGCACAACAGCGGCAGGCGCTCAGGCAGAGGATTGCGGGGGCTATGCCCATAGAGGTAAGTTCCACGTGGAACAATCGGCCGGGATACGCCTCTGGAGGTGGAATCTCGCCTGATGTGGTGCGTGCTGTGATGATGACGGAATCCGGCGGGAACCCTAAGGCTGTCTCGCCTAAGGGTGCCTTGGGGCTAATGCAGTTGATGCCTGCCACTGCTAGGGATTTAGGCGTCGATCCTTTGGATCCTGAGCAGGCATTGGCGGGAGGAAGAAAGTATCTGGAGCAAATGCTGAGCATGTTCGGGAATCTTCCTGCGGCATTAGCGGCTTATAACATGGGTCCTGGAGCCTTGAAGAAGCGAGGCATGAATGATTTACCTCAGGAGACGAAAGCCTACGTAGCTAAGGTCCTAGCTCGCTTAGGGAAAGCCGAACAGAAGGAGCCTGATACGCTCGTGAGCCAACCTCACAATGCAGCATCTCCTGATGCCCCTCCGGAACCTGTAGGGGGTATTGGGAGCGAGGCTGCTGTGCCCGCTGAAGATGCCGCGCTAAGTGAGGGGGCTGCTATGCCTATGATGGCTGCGGGAATGGGCAGGGCTGCGCCTAGATTGTCGGCTCCTCCCGCAATTGGGGATGGAAGTTCCCCCGTGGCTAAAGTGGCTGAGCTGCTCAGAGACCCTATGAGTCTATCGAGAGGTTGATTACATAATGCCTGTAGATACTCTGGCTTCCCAATTTCCGGAAGAACCTTCGCCTGAGGGATTGGAAGTTGACGTTGCGAATCCTACGCCCTCTGACATGCAAGACCTCCCCGATGGTGGAGCGATTGTCATTACCCACGAAGAGCGAACGACTGTTAGCGTAGGTTTTGAAGCGAATATGGCGTTGGAGATGGACGCTTCGAAACGCAGAAGAATTGCTAGCGATTTGTTGGATTTGTTGGAGCGGGATGCCGAATCTCGACGTAAGCGAGATGAGGATTATGAAGAAGGTCTCCGTCGTAGTGGATTAGATCGTGGCAGTAGCGTAGGTGCTAATTTCGAGGGTGCTAGTAGGGCGGTACACCCCGTGCTTGCTAAGGCCGCTATTGATTTTGAGGCAAGGGCTATCAAAGAGCTTTTCCCGGCTAACGGACCTGTTAGAGTGCATATCCTTGGGGATGGCACTAAGGCAAAGGTTTCGAAAGCTGAGCGGAAACGGGATTACCTCAATTGGCAGTTGACTAAGCAAATGCCTGAATATCGGAGAGAGTTGGAGCAGCTGCTCTCGCAACTTAGCCTAGCGGGTTCGCAGTTTTTGAAATTCTACTGGGATGGAGGACTAGGCCGTGCGGTGGCGGAATATGTCCCGTCGGATAAGATACGCCTGCCATTCTCCGCGTCCTGTTGGCAGACTGCTCGGCGGAAAGCGCATGTCCTCGATTTGACGAGTATCGAGGTGAAAAGCAGGATAGCTTCCGGGATGTATCTGGATGCGCCTTATGGGGATCCTGCCCTGCTCCCTGAGGCTTCTAAAGCCCAGGAAGAAGCTGATAGGATTGAGGGCAAGGAGGATTCTGGCTACAACGTCGATGGACTGCGTAGACTGTATGAGACCTACGTATGGCTGGATTTGGGAGCTGATGACCCTGTAGCGGAGGGATTAGCTCCCTACATTGTTACGGTGGATGAGACTTCCGGGGATTGTCTGGCTATATATCGCAATTGGAATGAAGGCGCCGCATGTAAGCGCGAACTTGCCTGGATCGTGGAATGGCCGTTCATCCCGTGGCGAGGGGCGCTGACTGCGGGATTGGTGCATCTAATTGGGGGCCTGGCTGTGGCTGCTACAGGGGCACTCAATGCGCTTCTGGACTCGGCACACGTCAACAACGCGCCTACGGCCGTATGCCTCAAAGGGAGCCGCTTGAGTGGGCAGTCCAAACAGCTGGAGCCCACTACGGTACAGTATGTGGAGGGGCCTGTCGGGCTGGATGACATCCGCAAGTTGATGATGCCGCTCCCTTACAATCCGCCCAGTCCTGTGTTGGTGCAATTGTTGGGGTGGCTCACCGAACAGGCTGAGGGTGTGGTTACTACGGCTAGTGAGCGCCTGGCGGATGCGAGCAACACGGGACCTGTGGGGACTACCTACGCACTGATTGAGCAGGGGTCTGTCGTGATTTCCGCTATTCATGGGAGACTCCATGCAGCGCAAGCTGAGTGTCTGGAAATATTGTGCAGACTGAATGCGCGATATTTATCAGATTCGGAGACTGTGGAAGAGCTTGGAGAACTGACAGTCTCTAGGGAAGATTTCGAGGGTCCTCAGGATGTGATTCCTGTTAGCGACCCTAACATATTCTGCGAAGCACAGCGATGGGCGCAACTCCAAGCGGTCCAGCAGCTCTCTCAGGACCCTAGGATACCGTATGATGTGCACGCCTTGCATAAGCGCATGTTGGATCTCCTCAAAGTGCCGCAGCCAGAGGAACTGCTCCCTGACAAGCCAGAATCCGAACCCACCAATCCTGTAGCTGAGAACGTCAATGCCACGCGAGGCTTGGGGCTGAAGACATTCCCCTTTGAAGACCATATAGCACATCTTCGGGTGCATCTTTCCTTCCTTACGGACCCGGATTTGCAGATGGTGAGCCGAGGTGCGGTATGGCCCTTGGCCATGCATATACAAGAACATTTGGTGCTGCTCTATGCGGGGTTTATGCAGACCGTGGCTAGTCAAGCTGTGGGTAAGGATGTTACGGCGTACATGATGGATGCACAGTCTCAGAGAGAAGTAGATGGTTTGTTGGCAGAGGCTGCACCACATGCGCACGAGTTGTTCAAGACAGCGCTAGGACCTATGCAGCCAGCATTGGCTCAGCTACAGCAGTTAGCGGCCCAAGCGCAGCAGGCGCAGAACCCTCCGACTATGGATCCAGCAAGCCAAGTAGCTATGCAGGTAGGGATGGCTGAGGTAAACAGGAAGGTACAAGCGGACCAGCAAACCTCGCAGTTCAAGCAGATGGAGTTACAGCAGAAGGCTCAGATTGAGCAGCAGAGGCTGCAAGCTGAGACGTTTGCACAGCAGGCTAAATTAGAGGCGGATGCGCTGAAGGCACATTTGGATGCTGGACTGGCTAAGGTGCGAATTGAAAATGATAGGTTGATGGCACGTTTCGCGGCGATGGTGAAATTGGAGCTAGCTGAATTGCAGAGTAAGACAGCTTTGAGACAGGAACAGTTGGATGCAGCCATGGAAGCGGATAGAAATATTTCCGAAGGTACTTTACAAATACCTATAACAGGAGTATAAGCGACTCAGAGGGGCGTGCGAATGTTTGGAGGGATACGCTGTTGAAAAATAAAGACCAAAGCAAGATTTCCGCAGCCTTCCACGAGGTGGCTACGAATGTGCCTAAGGTAGTGGAGGGTACTCGACGTAAGAAGGGTGCTGCGGCTGCGAAGAAGCAGGCTGTAGCAATTGCGTTATCCAAAGCGCGGTCAGCGGGCGCTAAGATTCCTAAAAAACGCTGAGCTTAACTTGATTCAAGGAGTAGATGAGATGCCAGATTTAGGACTAAGATTATCCCGAGAGTTAGCGATGGGACATTCGCCTCCGTACCTCGAAAATAAGTTGCCCGAAGGTACTGAGGATCTTACTAAGAAACTGCCTCCAGGGCTTCTTCTGAAGCAGTCTCCGGGCCCTAAAGCAAAACCTAAACGGAGATTTTGAGTATGGCTAAGGATAGATCCTATAGCACGTGGGGCATGCCTAAGGCGCTTAAGGACTTTTCGGAGGATTTGGAGAACATAATTCCTTATGTACAAGATGTAAAGAGGGCGTCTTACGATGAAATCATGGAGGAAATCACGCCAGTTCACTCGTATAAAGGCCGGAAGTTCACAAACAGGTTTTGAATTTTAGGAGCATGTTGATGAAAAAGATTATGAAGCTTGCTGAAGGCGGTAAGAAAGAGGATAAGCTTGAAATCAAGAAAAGTAGCAAAGGCAAAAAGAAGATGGCAGAGGGCGGTTCTACAGCTAAGATAAAAGTTAGCACCTATCGGCAAACGTCTGGAGAAGGGGAGTTCTAATTATGAAAGGTCGTAAGCCTAAGATGGTTCCAAAGGTGACCAGAATCCCTGCTGCGCCGTCCATGCCTCCAGCTGCTCCCACTATGGGAGGGATGCCTGTGGGAATGAAGAAGGGCGGACGTAAAAAGAAAGGTTCTTAGTGTACGAGCAGGTCATGCGGCAATTGCAGGAGAGAGTGCGTAGCGTGGAAGAAGACTCTTTAGCTTCCCCATTGCTGGATTACGCAGCTTATCGCGAAGCTGTTGGGTTGCGTAAGGGGTTGTTGACTGCGATGAACATTTTACATGCTGTGGTAAAGAAAGGCGAAGATGACTAGTGTAGCACATAAATACAATGAACTTGTGGCACTGGACCCTGATTTGGATTGGGCTTTCCCGAAAGTGGATCCTGAGGCTGTGCCTTTGGGGAGTCGGGTGCTGATTCAACTTAAGCGAATCCGGAAGACTTCCAAGGGTGGCTTGGTATTGATTGAAGAGACTAAGGAAACTGAGAAGTGGAATTCCCAGATAGGCTTGGTTATTGCCATGGGACCCTTAGCTTTCCGGAAACGAGATACCATGGAGTTGTGGCCCGAAGGAACTTGGGTTAAGCCTGGCGACTTTGTGCGGGTCCCTAAATATGGTGGGGATCGTTGGGAAGTAGAGGTTGTGGGAGAAGAAGAGCAAGTTCTTTTTGCAATATTCAATGACTTTGACATGATCGCTCTGAAGAAGGGTAATCCATTAAATGTTAAGGCATACTTATGAGTAAAGCTGAAGAGGTTTTACAATCTGAAGAGATTGGGGAAGAGCCTGGCGTCGAAGTGGACGCAGAAGGTGCTGTGATTGAGCAAGGGCAGAAAGACGCTGCTGAGGATGCGCAAGCGACGGCAGGAGAAGATCACGATGAGCCGATTCGGGAGCAGGAGCTCTCCGAAGAAGATCGAGAGGCTATACGCCAGAGACGTAGGGAAGATCGCCAGAGAAAGAAACATCATCGCCAAGAGGTTGTAGCAGCTAAGGATAGGCTTATATCGTCTCTCCAAAGGCAAAATCAAGATTTAGCTTCAAGGTTGTCGCATATTGAACAGCGACAACGGGGCGTTGATGTTGCTCGTTTGGATGCAGACTTGAGCGAGGCAATATCTACGGCTGAGGAAGCGAAACGGCATTTGGGGAGTGCTGCGGAATCTGCGGATGGTACGGGTGTGGCGGATGCTACTGAGCTTTACTATGCTGCTCGACGCAAGGCGGAGTATTTGGGGAGCGTAAAACAAAAGCTTGCCGAGCAAGCTCGGGCACCACAAGCGCCTCAGTTGGACCAAGAAATGGTTAACCACGCTGCGCAGTGGATGAACAAAAATAAGTGGTACAACCCGGATCCTCGAAGTGTGGATGAGGATAGTGCAGTGACTAGGGCTGTTGATTCCGCATTGGTAGCCGAGGGATACGATCCGAGAACTAGGGAATACTGGGAAGAACTGTCGGATCGCGTTTCCCGCAGATTACCGCATAGATTCGAGGATGCCAAAGGGGTTAAGAATGGCAAAAATGGATCGAATGCACATTCTCCGGTCGGAGGGAGTGGTAAAGAATCCACATCGCCTGGAGAGTTTAGTAAATTTTATGTGTCTCCCGAACGTGTCAGAGCTATGCGCGATGCGGGAATTTGGGAAGACGATGTTAAAAGGGCTGCTATGCTAAAAAAATATCAGCAGTACGATAAAGCTAAAGGATCTCGCTAATGAACCCGTTGCCGGATAATAGATTGAAGAAGTCCTCGGATAATACTAGAGCATCACGAGAGGGTGAGGACATTAGAAGGGCTGCTGAATTGCAGGCGCCGTTGGCAGCACATTCCGAAGTTAGGTCCTATCGAGATGAATTTACGTTTGAACCCCTACCCAATCCTCCACAGATTCCAGGATGGCGTTTTCTTTGGGCAACTACCACTAACCCTTCTGACCCTATTCACAGACGAATTCGCATGGGCTACCAGCTTGTTAGGGCTGAAGAGCTTCCAGGATTTGACCAGTTGAGGATTAAGAGCGGAGAGTGGGAAGGCTGCGTTTCGATTAATGAGATGCTGCTCATGAAAATTACTGAGGATCAATATCAAGCCATTATGTCTGAGTTCCACCACATAGCCCCGAATGAGGAAGCCGCTAGGTTGACGGTTAATTCCCGAGCAGATGTGCGGGATTCTCAGGGTAAACGGCTGATAGAGGACGTTTCTGAGGGGGGCGACGAGAGGGTTGTTAAGCATTCACCACATTTTGATTAGAGGATTTATATCATGACTGCAACATCTGCACCTTTTGGCTTGGAACCCGTGTTCCATCCTAGTGGGAATCTCAGGCCTATCGCCTGGAAAGATTCTATTGACGTATCCGTTACGCAAAGCTTTTTCCGAGGGACTCCCGTACAACTAACCACAGCAGGGCTCATAGTACCTTTTTCCGACCTTACGTGGGATGCTGCGGCAGATGATCTTATAGGTATATTCCAGGGGGTGGAGTATACGGATAGCTCTGGTCAGCGGAAACTTCGCAATAACTGGGTGGGGCCTATAACGGGAGCTACTCAAATCGTGGCTTACGTGTGGAGCGACCCCGCTACTGTGTTTCGTGTCCAGGCCAACGGTTCCCTGGCTCAGACATCCTTGGGGGATCAAGCGCAGTTCGCCGCGCTGGATACGGGGAATACTGTAACAGGTATCAGCAACGTTCAGATAAGCACTACGCTTGTCGGGGCGGGTAATCAAGGGTACGTGCGTATCATTAATATAGAACCCCAAATTGATAATGATTGGGGGGATGCGTTTACGATTGTTCAAGTGCAAATTGCAGCGCATCAGTTTGTTGCCAGCAAGGTTGCGATTTAAGGAAGTAAATTTGTAGAAGTCTGTATCTGGAAAAAGAGTGTGGGCGAATCCTGAGTATCGGGGTCGAATGAAGCTTGTTCGCGAAGAGCAATGGATAGACTCACAAGCCCGACAGAATCTTAGCAATGCCCGCAAAGGAGAGAATAATTCTGCGTACGGTAGAGTTTACACTCTAGAGATGCGGGTGAGATGGAGAGCAGCTGTGAAGGCTGCCATGGCGAATCCAGAGATTAGGCAGTGGTACGTAAATGGCTTAGCTAAGCGAGGAACTAATCACGCAAAGCTAGAAGTTAAATCTGGAAAGGAGTATTAATCATGGCTGCAAATATTATGCGTTCAACGGACTTTCGTAGTGTCGTTAATTAAGGTTCAGCGTCACTCTAAAAACTGTGTGAACTCAGGGGAAATCTGACCGTGAAAACGAAGACAATCCTGACCCAAGCCTCTACCCAGAGGAAGGAGCAACGACTATCCCGCAAGGGAGTACACTCAAGTGAGTGGAAGCGCACAGCCCTGATAAGTCAGGTGATGATATAGTCTAATCTGCATAGAAATATGCAGCAGCCTCTAGAAGGCGGCTAAGGAGTAACGAACTTTAGTGAATAAACAGTACTTTGTGAGCCGATACTTAACGAAGTTTTTGACGGGGTCTATGACCAGCGGGCGGATGAGTACAAACAGGTTTTCGATGTAAGACCTGGCATCCCGCGTTCATACCATGAAGAGCCTGTGTTGTACGGTTTTGGTGCTGCTCCAGAACTGCCCGACGGGACGCCTGTCGAGTATAGGGCAGGTGGAGTTTTGTTTGTGCAGCGCTACATCTATAAGGTGTTTGGACTAGCATTTGCGCTCACTAAGGTGCTGGTCGAGGACGGGGACCATATTCGTATGGGGGCAACGTACTCCAAGCATTTGGCTCAGTCCATGATTGAAACCATTGAGACTAGATGTGCGAACATCTTGAATCGGGCTTTCAATGCGTCATTTGTCGGGGGAGATGGTGTAAGTCTCTCCAATGCTTCGCACCCGATATTTGGAGGCACATTTAGCAATATCCTAGCCACGCCAGCTGTGTTGAGTCAGACTAGCTTAGAGCAAATGCTGATTCAACTGAGGCAAGCGGTTGACAATAACGGGAAAAAGATTCGTCTTTCTCCGTTGAAATTAGTTGTACACCCAGCTAATGCATTCCAAGCTGAAGTTCTGGTGAAGAGTGTTCTTCGGGCGGGTACTGCAAATAATGATATTAACCCCGTCAAAAGTATGGGCTTGCTGAGTCAAGAAACTGCAATTCTAAGCCGTTTAACCTCCACAACTGCGTGGTGGATCAAGAGCGATGCGATCAATGGTTTGTCTGTGCTTACAAGACGTAAGCTAGAGAAGACCATGGAAGGTGATTTCGAAACAGATTCAATGAGATACAAGGCTACCGAACGCTCAACCATTCATTAACGTGGCGTTCTAAAACTGTGTGAACTCAGGGGAAATCTGACCGTGAAAACGAAGACAATCCTGACCCAAGCCTCTACCCAGAGGAAGGAGCAACGACTATCCCGCAAGGGAGTACGCTCAAGTGAGCGGAAGCGCACAGCCCTGATAAGTCAGGTGATGATATAGTCTAATCTGCATAGAAATATGCAGCAGCCTCTAGAAGGCGGCTAAGGAGTAACGAACTTTAGCGAATATTGTGATTCAGAAGGTTGGACTGACCCCAGAACTGTTTTTGGAACAGCTGGAGTTTAGTTGTAGGTGAGGTAATACGTAAGGGCTAGGAGGCATCCGAAAAGACGGCAACCATATTGCCGTTCTGCCCTAATTTTCAGGATTGGGCGACAGGTATGAAAAGAATAAGGGAGCGGCTTTTTTATACGTATCTCTATTTTGATGTGCGTCCTGGGAAAGAGTCTGAGGTGATCTATGTAGGCAAAGGTACCTGCCAGAATAGCGCAAAGCGATTGAAGCGAATGTATCAGCATTGGCTTTGTAGGCAAAATCACCCCAATGTGCTTTTTGGTCGTATATTGCGACGTATTGAATCTGCGGGGCTGACTCCTCGTATAGTGTTGGATCAATGGCATGCTACGGAGATTTTAGCTTTTGAGAGAGAAATGGAATTGATTAGTGTGCATGGCACGAGGGCTAAACGGACAGGTACGTTGTGTAATTTGACTCTCGGTGGGGAGGGAGCATGTGGGCGAGAGGTAACAGCCGCCACGAAAGAGACCTTGCGGCAAAAAGGAATATCTCAATGGACGGAGTTTGCTTGTCGTGAACAGTCCGAAAGATTGCGGGAATATAGTAAGAATCCCGAAGTTAAGATGAGACTTTCTGCTCAGCTTAGCCAGGCTCACAGTGTATTAAAAGCTAACCCTGAGATTATAGCCTCACGAGCTATAACGTTGAGGGAAACTTGTAAAGACCCCGATTTACGGAAACGATATTCTGAGAATAGGAAAGCAGTTCTTGCGCGACCCGGATTTTTGGAGAAGCTTTCGGCTAATGTAAAAAAAGTTTGGGAAGACCCGGAACTTAGACATACTCAAAGGATGCGGTCTATGGCCGTATGGGGTAGCGAAGAGCTTAGAGAAAAGCAAAGTAGTACAATGAAAAAGAAATGGGAAGAAAAGAAAGTTGAAGGAATGTCAGTTGAAGAAAAAGTTCGTCGTTCTGACGCAGCAAAAAGGCGTTGGGCAGAGAAACGAGATAAAATAGTGGGTGGAATACGCAAAGCGATGACTTCTGAGGAGACTTCTGCTAAGTTGAAGCAGGCTTGGGCACTTAGGAAGACTAAAAACAGACCAAAGAGACTTCGGCGCAATATGCTGCGCATTTTAGTAAGGGATGGGTTGGCCCGTAACCAATCTTCATAGGACTTTCCTTTCATGAGGAAATTATCATGCAAATATCTGATGACCTATTCTTAGGTCCGGCATTTACTACTCAGGGTTCCGATTCCGCTTTGGGGAATCCCTCGCCTATGGAAAAAGGCGTCGGCCCCATGGGCAGGGTGTACATCTTTGACGTAGTTCCCTTAGTCCTACAAACTGCGGGCCTAGCGGCTTTGCAAACACTTCTGGCAGCAGGGAATTTAACGCTTACCGCAGGAACGGGCGTCACCACTACTACGGACGCAAGTGGTACGGTGCGATACGTACTCGATACGCCTCGGGTTGTGACATTCACCTCCGCAGCTGACGAATCCGCAGTCACCTTTACCGTTACCGGATACGACGTTTTCGGGCAGCGGATGACGCAAAGCCGAGCTGGCCCGAATGCTAATACTGTAGCAACGACCAAAGCGTTCAAGTCTATTATTAGTGTCGCGGCTTCAGCTGCAGTGGCCAACAATACTTCCGTAGGCTATGGTGACACGCTAGGCCTTCCTATACGCGTAACGAATGCGGTTTATGTGCTTGCGGTTAAGTGGGCTAGTACCTTGGCCCAAGATGCTGGGACGTTCACTGCTGCGGTTACTACGGACCCTGCAACCGCTACGACTGGGGATGTGCGCGGTACCTACCTACCATCGTCCGCCACAGATGGAGCCAGGCGGTTAATCGTCGCTATTGCAGTGCCTGCGATTGGATGTGGACCGAATGCAACACGTGTAGGAGCTTTGGGAGTGACCCAAGCATGAGGACTATAAAAATTGATGAAGAAAGGCTTCTTTCTAGTGTCATGAAAAGGAGACTCCCATGCTAACCAACTTCCAGAATGGCAGCACTAGTTTCGGCATCCCTATGGTTGGTGCGGGGGTCAGTTTGCCCAAGACTTTCAGTGGCAATATCTGGTTCGTGGATAATACGCTGAATGTCACGGCCAACTTTGGTCAGCAGAGCCCCTTACCTACTATCTCGTCAGCTCTAAACTTGGCCCAAGCCGGGGATACAATCTATGTATTTGCGGGGTCTTATGCGGAGAATGTGGTTGTCACTAAGAATTACATAACGATCTTAGGCAGTCAGTTAGCGGGGTATGCTCGCCCTGATGTGACGCCAGCTAGCGGGTTGCCTATAGATGTGCAAGCGCAAGGATTCCGAGCTATTAACATGCGGTTCGCGGGAACGGCTTCGGATTCCGCTAGACAGAGTGGTAATGGTTTTGAGTTTACGAACTGTGTATTCGATGGGGATTTGACAGCTGCTAAAGCAGGGCTTCGCCTGGTTGGAGCGCAAGTTGGGACAGATACGACTCACTATACCGCTTCAGAAGGGGTTGTTCAGGGGTGTTTGTTCCGAGGTTCTGCCGTAGGAATTATTTTCGACACCGCGCCCGCAGTGGTGGGGGTCGGCTCTACAGACAATTTAATTCAAGATAATATTTTTGATCGCAACACGCTTGATCTCGCTACGGCAGATTCTGGGCCAGGTACGTACTCTGTTCAGTTTGCCAAAGTATTAAGGAACCAGTTCATAGACAAGAACAAAAGTGTATACCTGGATTTTACAACGGCCAATGGTGGGGCGGCGAGTGACCAGTCCGGGGCGGTCAATGGTAATTACTTTGCTAGTGATACAATGACCACGACGAAGATAAAAGCTGTGGGTACAGGCTTCACGTTTAGCGGAAATTACATAACCACAGGTATATTCGATGGGAGCGGTTTAGATTGAGCGGGTAGCTTAAATGGTAAAGCGTCCTATGACTATTGCCCAGGGAAGATGATTGTGGGTTCGAATCCCTCCCCGTTCACTGTTAGGAGTTCACGATGGTTGATGCTGTAACGAGTCAGATAATCTTCGATGGAGACCAGCATACTGTAATAAAGTTTACAGATATATCTGATGGGACTGGAGAATCCGCAGTCCTTAAAGTGGACGTATCGACATTGCGAGGCGCTCCAACAGAGGTAACAATTGATAGAATCGAGTATGACATCTCGGGGATGCAGATTCAGATTTTGTGGGATGCCACGGCGGATGTGGTGGCTTGGATATTGAGTACGGGTCAGTACGAGTTAGATTTTTCGGAATACGGAGGTATTCCTAATAACGCGGGAGCGGGTAAGACTGGAGACATCTTGTTCACTACTATAGGTGCTTCAGCCAACGACACATATGCTGTGACACTGACCCTGAGGAAAAAAGGAAACGTTCCTCCGCAGTAATTACCTCGTAGTCCCTCGCAACAGCTTAAAAGGTTAGCAGCGCGATGGCGACAAGTGGCACTGTAGGCAATATAGTTCTAGATTTAGCGACCATTCTTGAGCACGCTATACGGCGATGCCGAGTGCCTACGTCCGTACAAACCCCTGAAGTTGTGCAGTTGATGTTGAGCAATCTTCAGAGGTTGCTCAATGAGCTTTCTAGTCTCGGGATAAATCTTTGGTGCGTAGAAAAGATTATCGTGGGATTGCATAAATTCCAGGAGAGCTACCAACTACCCGCTGGGACTGTGGATGTTCTCAACGCATTTCTTCGTACTTCTCCCAGCGTGGGGGGCACACTCTCCAGTAGTGACGGGCAAGGGATAGGCCCTCTACAGGACGGGGATGTTACAACCTATGTCACGCAGAGCTCAACAGGCGGTAATTTTAAACTAGTTTTCTCTGCCGCAACAGCTGTTAGGACAGTGGGATTGCTTCATAAAGGCACTGCGACGCGCTCTTTGGTATTCGAGACTTCCCCTGACAACGTTGTATGGACCGTGGTTCGGTCTGTGGGGACAAAGACTTATTCTGAGGGCGAATGGATTTGGAACGATATAGACCCTACTAGAGAAGCTTTGTACTTCAGGGTTAGGGATACCTTGACGAATGCCTCTCTCTCGGCTTATGAGTTTTATGCTTCAGGGGGCGGTACGGAGATTGCGGCTGCAAGACTCAATCGGGATCAATTTACGAACATGCCTCAGAAATTTTTTTCTGGCAGACCGCTTCAGTATTGGTTTGATAGGCAAGTTACGCAGGCTGTTCTACATTTGTGGCCTAGTCCTGATGACATTTATACACAATATGTTGTATGGAGGCATCGGCTGGTTCAAGATGTAGGCACGGATCTTACTTTGGAAATAGAGGTACCCATAAAATGGCAAGAGGCGATATTTTCAGGGTTGGCGTTGCGAACAGCTTTGGAACTGCCGCAAGTGGATGTGCAACTTATCCCTATACTTAAGGCGTTGTATAAAGAGGCTTTAAGCATTGTAGAGACAGACGAATATGATAACTCGGTTATACAGTTAGCTCCCAATATCAGGCATTACACACGAGGCACTGGAGGGCGTAGGTGAAGAAGCAGTATAAACCTGTGAAATGTGCGTATTGCCGAAAGGTTTTTACGCCCAACAATTCTAGGAAGAAGTGTTGTAGTGATAGATGCCGAATGTTGCGGAATGCATTCAGTTTGATACAACGAGCTACTTGGAGACCTTCTTAGTGCCGCGTTTTCTGAACACTCGTGGGCGTTCTAGTTTAGCAATCAAGCTTTGTGATAGGTGCGGGTTTAAGTTCCCTTTTGATGAGGTGTTTACGGACCCCAATAATGGGCTTCAAGTGTGCCGAAAAGATTTGGACAACTATGACCCTTGGAGACTCCCAGCTCGAATGCCTGAAGACATAAGCCTGAGAAATCCTAGACCTGAAGTCAGCATAGCGACAACTTTGTTCAATTATCTTGTGACTGAGCAAGGTTATCATATAGTTACTCAGTCCGATAACCCCTTGGTGACGTGATGGCAGGAACCGAAACAAGAATCAGCGAACTTCCTCAAGCGACGACGCTAGATGGTTCGGAGTTATTGCCTGTCGTTCAGGGAGGTGTGACTAAACGAGCTTCTGTAATTCAGGTACAGTCTCAAGTGTTGCTTTCGGAATCTTTTCTTACCGTAGATAACGAATCCGCGACGGCGCCGGAGTCTCGAAGAGTCGCGTTTTCTGGGGGTTTGACACGAGTAGATGGTGGTCCAGGGTCCACATTCACATTTAATACTTCTGGTCTGCTCAATTCGCTTTCCGCTCTGGGGTCCAGTGGCTTCATGGTCAACAATGGCGGAGCCGCTGTGGCCAGGTCCTTAGTCCAGCCTTCGGCGGGGCTAACTATTTCCAATGCGGATGGTACTGGTGGCAATCCTACTCTTGCTTTGGCCAATGACCTTGCGGCTTTGGAAGGTATAGGTACCACAGGATTCGCCAAACGCACGGGAACGGATGCTTGGACCACTGCGTTAATAAGTTTGACCGCCGACGTATCTGGAACGCTCCCCGTAGCCAATGGTGGGACTGGCTTAACTGCGGGAACTTCTGGTGGAGTTTTAGGGTATACCGCAGCAGGCACGCTTGCTTCTTCTGCTGCGTTAACGGCTAATGCGCTTGTTTTGGGTGGTGGCGCGGGTGCGACGCCTACTACTCCAGTAGGTTTGGGCACTACAACTACCTTGCTGCATGGCAATGCTGCTGGAGCTCCTTCTTTTGCTGCGGTGTCTTTGACTGCGGATGTTAGTGGGACGCTTCCTGCCACTAATGGAGGAACGGGGTTTGCCTCTTATGCTGTCGGGGACATTCTCTATGCAAGCACTACCACAGCGTTATCCAAGTTGGCGGATGTGGCTGCGGGATCCTTCCTGCGTAGTGGTGGAGTGGCTACGGCTCCCGCATGGTCCACTACGGTCTGGACAAATTCCGCGACACAGGGCGACTTGCTCTTTGCCTCGGCGGCCAACACCTATACGAATCTGGCCAAAGATACTAACGCTACTCGATACCTCAGTAACACAGGAACGAGTAACAACCCCGCTTGGGCGCAGGTCAACTTAGCTAATGGTGTAACAGGAACTCTCCCCGTAGCCAATGGTGGGACAGGTTTAACGGGAGGAACTTCTGGTGGAGTTTTAGGATATACCGCAGCAGGCACGCTTGCCTCTTCTGCTGCGTTAACGGCTAACGCAATTGTTTTGGGAGGTGGAGCGGGTGCGACGCCTACTACTCCCGTAGGTTTGGGCACTACAACTACCTTGCTACATGGCAATGCTGCGGGAGCTCCTTCATTCGCAGCAGTATCCTTGACTGCGGATGTTAGTGGGACGCTCCCTGTAGCTAATGGCGGTACAGGCGTAACTACTGTGGTGGCTATTGCAGCGTTGTTCACACGCCCTACCACGCAGACTTTCACCACGGGAAGCGGGACGTATACCACTCCTGCAAATGTCAGGTGGATTAGGCGCCGAATAGTTGGTGGCGGCGGTGGAGGGCAAGGTTCCGGAACTACTCCTGGAAGTGGCACCACTGGAGGAAATACCACATTCGGCACACTTACTGGGAGTGGCGGAGTCTCTGGTGGGGGTGGAGGTACTGGAGGCGCTGCGTCAGGAGGGTTGATCAATGCTCCAGGAGACCCTGGTGGCGGGGCTGTTGCTACAGGGGCGGCTTATGGAGGCGTTGGAGGGTCCACCAGACTCGGAGGTGGTGGTACTGGAGGCAACAACGCTCCCAGTGCGGGCAACCCCGCACCCGCTAATACAGGTGGCGGTGGAGGTGGCGGTGGAGGTGCTGCCGCAGTCACATCGGGAATTGGAGGTGGAGGTGGTGGGTATGTGGAGGATGTCGTGATTGGTCCCGCAGCCACATATTCTTATGCTGTGGGCGCGGGAGGTGCGGGAGGTGCTGCGGGCACTAGTGGAGCCGCAGGAGGTGCCGGGTCCGCTGGGTTCATACTGATTGAAGAATATTACATATAGAAGGGTGAAATGCCTACAAATTACATACTTTACCCTGTCAACAACCTCGGAACGTCTCCTGTAGCTATAAGAGCCTCCGTTGCAGCGTCTACGCAAGTGTTGTGCTTATCTCTTACGATGGCCAATGTTACCGCAGCCACGGTTAACGGCAGAGCATACGTCACACGGTCTGGTGTTGATTATGATTTGGTCCCTCTAACAGCTATACCTTCAGGAGGCTCCTTGGTCGCGATAGGTGAATCTCAGAAGTTAGTGCTAAATACTGGAGATGTACTTAATGTGGTCGGGGATACTGCAACTAGTCTGGACTGCCTTTTGTCCGCCTTGGAAGTAACATGAGTCTGAACTTCGTATCCAGATATAAAGGTCACGCTCAGGATTACTTGGGCAACACTAGGCGTGTCATGAGCAAGAGTGCTAACTACACTGTAACGTTAGCTGATAGTGGGTCGTTGATCTCGGCTAGTTCGGTGGGGACCACGACTATAACTCTGCCAGCTTCTGCCGTGGCGGGAAATGGATTCACGATAGGGGTTCGCAAGGATGGAATTACGGGAATAGTTCTCGTTGTGGCCAATGGTGCTGAGGTTATACGTGTGCCTGATGGGACTAATGGACAGAATTCGTACACTTTAGGGCCATCCGGGGATGTGGTATGGCTTACATGTTCGGGAGGAAATTGGCAGGCTACTTCTTTTCACAGTCGTCCTAGCTGTCAAGTCAATCGAAATGGGGTCAACCAGACTGGTCTGGTAAGCGGAGTATTCACTAAGGTCCAGTATAACAATACTGTGATTGATACGCACGGGTTTTACGACAGTTCTTCGAATTTTAGATTTACGCCCTTAATCCCTGGAAATTATTTGGCATCTCACATCGTCACTTGGGCAGCATCGGTTGTAGGAAGCGCGATAGATACAGCTATCTACAAGAACGGTTCCGAGGTGGCGCGGAGTGAACTATTCGCGGGAGGTACTGGAGTACAAACTAGCGGGATGGTAAGCATTTTGTTAAATATGAACGGGTCTTCCGACTACATAGAGTTTTTCGCTAGACAGAATACAGGGGTTAACCAAGATGTCCGGGGAGATTCTGTATTTTCGTTCGCGCAAGTTGTTAGGGTAGGTTAATGGTACAAGCCCCTAAGCGGAGGAAAAACGATTCTACCAGCTTATTGTTGGGGGCAGCTAAGGCAACTGGAGGTTTCGTGTTTTTCGGGGCATTGTCTTTTGTAGGTAGTTGGGGAGTATCTCTGAATAGTTCAGTGGCGCAGCTTAAACAGGATGTGGCTGTGATTCATGAAAAGCAGGAGTTCCTTGCACCTTGGTTAGTAGGTGAGGTTCGAGGGTTGCGAGAGGACATTAAGGAGATGCGGAAGGAGCTGAGAGAAGCTAGGAAGTAACAGGTTCCCTCTGGGAACGGGGATGTTTTCAAAGGAGTATGTTAGTGATTTTGAGCGAACATTTTACGTTGGACGAGTTTATTTTTTCGGAAGTTGCTACAAGGCGAGGAATTGACAACGTTCCAGACATCGTTATTTTGCAGAATTTAAAGAATCTTTCCACACACATGGAAGCTGTGCGAAATGTCTTGGAAGTGCCGCTCAAAGTTTCCAGTGCTTATAGATGCGCAGCCCTCAATACCTTGATAGGGGGCAGTCCCAATAGCGCACACGTTCGAGGTTTAGCTTGCGATTTTGTACCTGTTGGCATGTCGTTACTCAAGGCGGCTTGTATAATAAGAGATTCCAAGTTGCTGTATGACCAATTGATTCTGGAATACAGCCAATGGTTGCATTTAGGTTTCGATAAAGCTATGCGTAGGGAGTGTCTGACTAAAAAGTCAGGTACAGAAGGATACTTGAGAGGTTTGGTGTAGCAGAAGGCTATTTACTTAGGAGCTTAGTGTATGGGGATGCGGACAGCAGGTAAGAACAGACCTACAACCACTGTGACTTCCGGCGCCATAGCTGGGGCGGGAACGGTCGTTGTGCTGTGGATACTGAAAGATTTAGCAGGAATGGATGCAGGCGTGGAAGTGGCAGGCGCCATGCAAATGGTTCTGACGTTTATAGTACAGCATTTGGTGGAGAATCGAGATGGTTAATCGAAATAGCGCGGCATTTTACTTATTCCAAGCTTTTCTTATGGCTTTGGCCTTAGTTGCTTGCGCTACGGTCCCGAAAACTTTCAACCAACGGTTGGTGGTGGCATATTCCAGCGTGACCGCAGCTAGAGAATCCGCGCTTCTTTTGTTGGAGAAAGACAAGATTAGTGTACAGGATGCTCAGAGGATTCAGGCTCAAATGGACACCCTTAGGGATATGTTGGATCGAACTAGGGTTTTGAACATGTCCGGGGAGACGTTAAAAGCTGAGGACGGTTTAAAGTTGGCGATGACGCTGTTGACTGAGGTAGAAAATTACTTGAAGGCTAAAGGGGGTGATTAGATGGGCAATGCGTTACAAGTCATAGAGCTACTCAATAGCTTAATGTCGGTAATCTCGGTTACTGTCGAACATGCGCAAAAGGTGGGGGCGATTCTTAAACAAGCTCAAGATGAAGGGCGAGACGTGACGGACGCAGAACTTTCTAAAATAATTACGGAAGATGACGTGGCGCGTACGGCTTTAGAATCTGCGATAAAAGCGAGAACCCGCCCGTGACTGTCATGACCTTTTCGTCGTTGAAGGCGGATGTGCAGCAGTATGCTGACAGGTCGGATTCTCCCTTTGTGGACCAAATTCCAAAGCTCGTCGCTTTAGCTGAGCTCAGAATCGCCACAGAAGTCCATGCTCTGGGTTATAGAAAGTTTGGCACGACCACTTTCGAGGCAGGCCAACCCGTATCTCAGAAGCCTTCCAGTTGGAGAGAAACTGTCAGCATAAGTATTGGTGTGGGTACGGGGCAGAATGAGCATAAACATATTTTTTATAGAGAGTATCAATATTGCCGGAGATATTGGCCTCTTTCTACGCAGACTGGAGAGCCTAGATATTACTCGGATTACGATTTTGAACATTGGTTAGTGGTGCCTACCCCTGATCGGGATTACGCTTCCGAGGTTGCTTATCATGAGAGACCTATCCCGCTCTCCGAGGATGTTCAGCAGAATTGGACTACGAAGTATGCTCCACAACTGATACTTTATGCGACTCTGTTAGAGGCGCAACCCTTTCTCATGCGACCTGAGCGGACTGCGGAGTTTCAGAGTTTATATGACCGCGCAGCTTCCGCGATAACCAATGAAGAGAAGCGTAGACTCTTGGATGATGCTAGTGCTAGAAAGGATGGGACTTAGGTGGGATTCGTATCCTTTGTGCGAGACTTGGACACGGTAGGCGATGGAACTGGAGCTACTAATGGGGCTCAGAATTTCTCCGCGTCCGCCACGGACTTTAAGCTTTTGCACACGGGGAAGTTCATGATACTGAATTCTTTGAGTCTGGTTCTGCAAAATAATAATTCTCAATTCTTCCCTACAGGCTACGGGTCCTTGGCAGCGTTAACTAACGGAATTTCACTCAGGTATAGGTTCAAGGGAGTGGATTACGATTTGCTAAGAGGAAAACTGATAAAAAGAACATCCCACCTAATGGAGTCTGCATCTAGTTTTTCCGCTTTTGACCTAGCGGGAGGTGTTAAGGATACGCTGCTCAAGGCAGTTTTCTGGTTTGATTTTTTGCGCCAAGAACATATGGTGTTGGACAGGACAGGAGACTTCTTTAAGGTCCGGCTTAATGATGACTTCTCCGGCTTGGCCAGGCACACTTTCACGATTTCAGGCGTGGTGGAGGAGTAAACATGTCATTCGTGGACGTTTTCAGTGGTGGAGTGATTCAGCCTGCTGAAATCTCTTATACCAACCTTACGCTCACATCGGCCACTACGCAACTGCAATGGCCTTCCTTAGCGCAAGACGGGGATAGTGTCCTAGCTCGCATAACGGAGATGTCTGCCAGTTCCGGGACTCCCGTGGTTAAGTTGCCGGATGCTACGTTGGTCTCCACGGGGCAAGACACACTGTTGCGGAATACAGGTTCAATCACGATAGCTGTACAGAAGAATGACGGTAGCGCTCTGTTGAGTTTGGCTTCAGGCGAAGTTAAATATGCGTATTTGACGGATGCCTCCACAGCTGCGGGGTCTTGGACAGTGGTAGCTTTCGGGGCCAGCGTAGGCTCACTTGACGCTAGCCAATTAGCCGGGTTTGGGCTGAAGGCGATAGCCTCCACACTCAATACCGCGCATCCTGTGACAAGCACCACAGTTGGGTTCACGATTCAGAATAGTGACAGAGCTAGAGTATACCAATTCACAGGGGGAGCAGTTACGCTAGCACTTCAGACGGCTTCAACCTACGGGGATAACTTTTTCTTTGGGTTAGCCAATACGGGATCCGGGGCCGTTACGCTAGATCCCGCAGGCACAGAGACGATAGACGGAGCCAGTACCATAGATATAAATCCGGGCGAATCGGCCTTTGTGGTCACTAACGGGTCCACTTGGATTACGGTAGGTCGCGGTAGAAGCGTTAACTTTAACTTCACGCAGTTGGTCAAGGATGTATCTGGAAGCTCCGATGTCACACTGACCACTACGGAAGCTGGGAATCCGGTATTTAAGTTTATCGGGACACTCACAGGCAACATAAACGTCATCGTGCCCAATGTTGTTGGTCTCTACATAGTTGACAATGAGACTAGCGGGGCATTCACGCTCACGCTTAAGACGGCTGCTGGGACTGGGGTATCTGTCCCACAAGCCAATAGAAATATTTTGTACAGTGACGGAACCAATGTCTTGAACGCGGTCACTGTCTCTGTGAGTTTCACTAGTTTTTCGGATGGGTCCGCAGCAAGTCCTAGCATAACGTTCACGTCGGATACCAATACAGGATTCTACCGTGCTGCGGAAAATACCGTAGGAATTGCTGCGGGAGGTGTGTCTAGAATGACCATATCTGACACAGCCATAGTCAGTGATTTTCTGGACAGGAACGCCATAGCTTGGGCTATGGCTATGAGTTGATCCATGCCAGCCCCTCAACAGCCTAGAACCTACGTTCCTTCCAGGCTTACTACGCAGCCAGGCATACGGCGCGATGGGACTATTCTCGATTCCCAATTCTATTCCGACGGGGTATGGGTGCGTTTTCAACGCGGCAAGCCAAAGAAAATGTCGGGTTATCGCAGCATCACGACCCACGCTACAGGACCTGTCAGAGGATTGCACGTATTTAGTAAGCAAATGCAAAACATAATTCATAGCTTCAGCCCTACTAAGGTTGAAGCTATGTTGGTCGACAGCAATGGCTTAGGCGCGGCTATATATGATCGTACTCCCGCAGGGTTTGTGGCTAATAGCGATTATTTGTGGCAGATGGACACGTTTTTCGATCAATCTGGCTCCAATAAAACGGTGATCGTGGCGCATCCGGGGCGTAACCTCAACAGTATAGATAACAATGTGGCTACGCCTGTCTACTATGGGGATGTGTCCGCGTCCACGCAACTTACAGCTTTGGGGCAAAGTATAGACGGTGGAGTTTTGGCTATACAACCTTACTTGGTGCTTTATGGGTCTAATGGTGAGGTTAGGAACAGCAACCGAAACAATTTGACAGACTTTACCAATGGGGATGCCAATGTGGCCAATGTGGTGTCCACCAAAATAGTTAAAGGGCTTCCTGTTCGAGGGGCCGGGCAATCTCCCGCGGCTGTTCTGTGGTCGTTGGACCAGGTGATCGTCATGTCGTTTGTTGGGCCTCCCTTGATATTTCGATTTGATGTCAAGTCTGGTCAAAGTTCGGTTCTTAGTTCCGCAGGAATCATTGAATATGATGGGCTGTTTTTCTGGGCAGGGGTGGATAGATTCTTAATGTTCAACGGTACGGTTCAAGAAGTTCCGAACCAAATGAATACGAATTGGTTTTTTGACAACCTCAATTTTGATAATCGACAGAAAGTGTGGGCTACTAAGGTCCCTAGATATGGGGAAATTTGGTGGTTCTATCCCCGAGGTAGCGCTACAGAATGCAACGCAGCTGTCATTTACAACGTGCGAGAAGGTAGTTGGTATGACGCGGAACTGACTCGGAGTGCGGGATATTTCAGCCAGGTGTTTCGCTTCCCTGTATGGGCGGATTCGTCTGCGGAAACGTCAGGATCCTACACCTTGTGGCAGCATGAGTTTGGTAGGGACAAAGTAAAGGCGAATGTGCAGACAGCTATTCTTAGCAGTTTTACCACTCACGACATAGGCATGCCTACTGGAGGTACCGTAGGTGAGATGGCGCAAGGGGAGGACAGATGGTTGCGAATGGAGCGCATAGAGCCAGACTTCGTGCAGAGCGGCAGCATGAAGGTGTCGCTGATAACCAAGGAATATGCGGACGCCACTCAGGTAGTGGCCGCTAGTGCGGATTTCATGCCTGATACTGAGAAAATAGACTTCAGAGTTCAAGGGAGAGAGCTACGGTTGAAGTTCGAGAGTAACACTTTAGGTGGGAATTATGAGTTGGGTAGCGTTTTATTGGATGTAAGGTTGGGAGATGTTCGACAATAAAGCACAGTGGAGACATGTTTAGTTCATGGGTGCGTCAATACTCGGCAATGCCCCGATTCCGACAGGGTTTAAGTCTTGGCAGGAGTGGGCTGCGAGTCTTGTGTTGTATCTCGAAAATCAGGGAGAGACTTTGACAGATGCACTTGTAGCTTTCCATACAGACGACCAGACATTGGATACTACTGGGCGTTTGCGGGTTAGCCTGCCTGTGACAGCTTTCGAGTCTTCATTTGATTTAGATGTTGGACCTTTGGTGTGGACAGACTTTACTTCAGGTACGGGGACAATCACATACAACACCACTAGAAGAATTGTCACCTTGGCCACTGGTGGAACCGCCTCTGGTGCTAGAGCTATGCGGCAGACCCGGCGCTACATAAGATTCCGTATAGGGAAGAGTACTAGGGCATCTTTTACTGGCGTTCCTGTAGCTTCGGGGACTTTGTCGGGTGCGGCAAAGCTCAGGGTAGGAATGTACGATGATTCCGATGGCTACTATTTTCAAGTCAGTGCTGCGGGACCCGCCTTTGTAGTTAGGTCTAGCACTTCGGGGAGTTTGGTAGAGACTGTCATTCCTCAAGCTTCGTGGAATCTGGATCGACTGAATGGTTTCGGGGATAGCAGAGCCACTTTGGACACATCCAAATCTCAGAGAATCGTCATAGAAGCTAATGGTCTCGGGGCTGAGAGAGTCCGTTTTGGGTTCTACATTGGCGAAGAAGTCGTTTTCGCCCATGAGCTTATGTTCTACAACACCGTTTCAGCTATACCCAATGTTGCTAGGGTTAGCCTGCCTATTAGGTGGGAGGCTATAAACGATTCCGCCACAGGGGCGAACGTTTCGATTTCTCAATACTCTAGCAACGTTATAACGGATTCTGACGGGACAGGAGAACAATATTACGTATCCTGTGCATCCACACAGACGACATCCGTAATATGTGGCACTGCGTCCTTAATCCCTGTACTTAGTACGCGACTAAAAAGCACCTTCGGCGGAGCTACGGTGAGAGGCGAGGCTCACCCCTATAATTTAGAGATTATGAACCTAAGTTCTAGTCCGGGATATTACGAGATTAGGCTGGATACAGCGTTAACGGGAGCCTCTTTCGCGAGTGTCGGGGCTAAGAGCATACTGGAGTATGATGTAGCGTCTACCGTCATGAGTGGAGGGGATATCTTACGTTGTGGTTACATACCTTCCCTAGCCGTTGGAGGTTTTATACTGGAAGCTCTGTTGGATGATCTCAAGCCCGAATTGCTAGCCACTGTGTACCCCAGTAGCAGAACAATTCTGACTCTAGGCGTGCAAGGCATATCCGGTAATGTGCAAGTCAACGCGACCATGAACTTCCGGGAGTTTTATTAAATGTTTATCCCGGAGAATTATTCGGTCGCCCTCAACATGAACCGACTCACAGGTCGGAAGAGTGTAACCGCTTTCGGTACAGTTACCAGCCTTCAAATCGCTAACACTCCTTGTGGTATTTGGGAGCCAAAGATACCCTTTATATGGGATGCCTCTCCCGTATCACTAGAGGTTGTATCGAGTAGCGCGGCAGATTCCGCAGCTGGGGCAGGGGCTAGGACTTTGCTGCTGACCACTTTGGATGGGAGTTATAACGAGGCCTTTAACTTCATTGCCTTGAATGGCGTAACGCCTGTGGCAGTACCGGGGACTCATCTGCGGTGCAATAACGGTATAGTCACCGAGGTAGGAACCGCTTTTGGGTCTAACATAGGCAACATCACTATACGTGTTGCTGGTGGAGGCACTACGAGGGATTTTATCACGGCTGGGAGAGGTGTAACACAGAGCGGGAAATATACCGTCCCAGCAGGGAATACGATAACGATAAATAACTTCTACTTAGTGTCCGCCAGGACAGGAGGCGCCACCTATTCGGTGGAATTTGTACCGCGCATAAGATTTAACACAGCACCGTTTGTGAACGGGCCGGCGTTTGACGGATTGCGTCAATATTTTTCCCAAGGAAACGCGCCTATCGTGGTTCCTATCGGGTTCGCATTGCCCGAAAAAACTGATGCGTATTATGATATAAATAGCATCAGCAATAATGACGTCAACTTCGGGATAGGTTTTACCGGGGTTTTGGTAAATAACTCTACTGGACTATAGAACCATGGCTAGCGACGACTACACTTACGGCAGCGATATAGGCGGAGACCAAGCTGTGGACTGGTCTCAGTATGGACAACCTCAGGAAGAATATTATGAGTACTCTCCAGGCATGGAGAACTATGCCCCCGCAGCATCACAAGAATACACGGAAGAGGAACTGCAACCGCTGTACAACTATTTAGGCGCTCAGGAGCAATTCAACCCTGATGAAGTGCTGGCTCAACGCGGGGCGTATAGCGCGCCTAATGAACCAGGAGCTTTAGCGGCGCTAGGCAGAATATTTAGCGGTGGAGGTTCTCTAGCCGACATTAAGTCACTTATCCCCTTAGCCTCATCTCTGGGGACGATGTATGGGGACTACCGACAGACTCAAGCTATGCAGGATAGGCTTAGAGGGCTTCAGGCACAACAGGCTGCTAGAGCGGCTAGATTCCACGCTCCTTTGCAACACCTAAAAATGAATAGACAGCTGGCGGTGCCAAATGTGGATTGGGCGCATGCGGGAGAGTCTCCCGGAGGACTTCAGTTTTACCAGGGCTCTGGCTATTCTCCCATGGCCGAAGGAGGTGCTGTGCAGGAGCCCTGGTATAAGCGGGTTTTCGAGTCCGCTAAAGCTAAACCTGCTCCCTCTGCTTTGGGGAGCGGAATGGCGTCCATGGCGGGGCAGGCTACACTTGATAGGGCTTACCAGAACTATTTGAACCTCAAAGCGGCAAGTGAGGAAACTCCCCTCCCGTACGATCAATGGAGAAATCTGCGAGGCATGGCATCGGGAGGATGCTACATGGTGGGCGGGCAAGGTGGCGGGCAAGATGATGATGTGGACGCAAGATTGTCTAGTGGAGAGTATGTTTGGGATGCGGATACGGTTTCTGCTCTTGGAGATGGCAATAACGCTGCGGGGGCGAAAAAGCTGGATGAATTGCGTCAGAGGCTTCGAGAGCATAAGCGCAGTGCCCCGGCTAGTAAAATTCCTCCAAAAGCTAAGAGCCCTGAGAAATATTTGAAAAAGTGAGTGTCTAAATGGGATTCTTCGAATCGGATTTGACAGGAGGGGAAGGCTTCTCGTCCACTACGCCAGAGATGGCTTCTTGGTATGATGAGGCTCTTAGGAATCTGACAGCAGGAGGTTTCGCCGCAGCTAATCAGCCCTATCAAGTCTACCCTGGTCAGGCCATAGCGGGATTCACCCCTCAGCAGCAACAAGCATTTGATCTCACAGGAGCTCAGGTAGGGGCCTGGAAACCCCAGCTGACTCAGGCGGGAGCTCTGACTCAGCAATCCGCGCAGTATGACCCTGAGATGCTACAACGGTTTTTGTCTCCATACACTAAAGGTGTAGTGGATGAACTTGGGCGTCTTGGGCAGAGGAATTTTCAAGAAAATCTACTGCCCCAAACCTTGGCTTCGTTCACAGGGGGCGGGCAATTCGGGTCTATGCGTTCTCAAGACGCAGCCATGCGCGCAGCGAGGGACACGCAAGCTGACATTTTGGGACGACAGCAGGGCGCATTGCAGCAGGCGTATCAACAAGCTGGGCAAAACTACGGGGATTGGGCTAACCGAGGGCTGTCCGCAGGGGCACAGCTGGGCAACGTGTCGCAGCTCGGGCAGACCATGGGACTCCGAGATATTTCAGCACTCCAAGCCGCAGGACAGGCGCAACAAGCGCAACAACAGAATAATCTGAATTATGCACAACAACAGTTCCAGCAAGAACAACAATACCCATGGCAACAGCTAAGTAATTTATCCAATATCGTAAGAGGCTTACCCGCAGGGCAGTTAACAGGTTCCGCAGGCACTGTTACTAATCCTAATGCCGTACCCACTCCATTTTCTCAGATACTCGGAGGACTTACCCAAGTGGGAGGGTTGCTATGAACGATGATTTCGAAGTCGATCCTGGACCGCTCACTTCCGTGGCATCAGTTTCGGGGTCGCAGCCTCAAGCGGGGGCGTTGTCTCAGGTCGCGCCAAATTCAGCTAATGAATTACGTGGAGGCATATCTCGCTTGAAGGCTATGACTGAGATGAAGCGCCAATTGGCTGAAGCGCAAGCTCGTCAACGGGCTGCTGCGGAATTGGCTGCGCAATCTTATGAGGCACCTATAAACATGGGAGGCGTAGACCCTGCACTTATGGCGCTAGGCAGAGGGATAGCTTCGGGGGTCATTCCTGGACAAGGATTAGCTAGAGGGCTTCAAGGATTCGCTGAAGCAAAACAGAAACTCGCTGAGCAAGAATGGTCGAGAAAAGCCGCTGCTCAGCAGCTCAGAGCGCAAGCCGAGACAGACATTGCGCACGAAGATATTCAGTCCGCACGAGGACAGTTGACTAACCGAGCTGCCCTCAAACCGGTTTACAAAGTAGTAGGGGATCGGTTGATGGAGTTTACGACGGACCCGTATACAGGCGAGACTCAGCAACGTGATGTGGGTCCTGCGAGCACGAGTAGTGAGGCTGTGACGGATAGGAATTTATTCGCGTTGGCCACAAAAGAAGGTCAGAAAACAGGGATTACCGATCCCGATGAACTAAACGCGTACGTTAATAAGCGCTTTCAAGAAATGAAGACAGGCGTTAAGGGGTCTATGGGCGCGGCTCCCGTGGGGAACCTCCCGCAACAACCAGGAGGACCTACCCCAGCTGAACTGTCAGCTCCTTCCACGGCTAAGCAGGTAATACTACGTACTCCTGAAGCTCAGGCGGGAAAGACGGAAGAATCCAAAGAGAAAGTTAAGCTGTCCATGGATGAGTATAAGAAGGCTGTGGACTCGGCAGGTAACGCGAATGACGCGGCATTAACCGCCGGAACGGCTCTACAGCTTATGGATAGCGACTCCTGGAGGAAGAATCTTACTGGACCTTTGGCGGAACGAGGGCAACAAATCAGGGGAAGCTTAGTAGAACTGGGTGTAATCCCTCCAGGTTCCACTATAGGAAAAAATGCACGAAATGTCGCGGAACTTCAGGGCTTGCTCGAAACGCTGTCCATAGAAAAAGTTAAGGGCTTTAAGGGGGCCACATCTGATCGAGAATTGGATGCGGTTAGGCGATCAGTAGGCGGTATACACGACCCGGAAGAGAAGTTGCGTTTTAACTTACAACTCATACCTATCGTTGCTCAGCGTGCCAACGAGAGAATACATTTTGCGGATCAATACGAGCAGCAACACGGGAGTAAAGCAGGTTGGGAGTCGGCCTGGAACAAATACATTGCGCAGAATCCGGCTTTCTTGTTGGTAGACAATAAGCCTGTGGCATTCAACGATTACAAAGCCAGCTTCGCTAAGAAATACCCGCAAGCCTCACCGGATCAAGTAGAGAAAGCTTGGCAGAATGAGGCCAAGAAGCGAGGTTTCTATGGCAAATAACGAGTTAAGTCTTGGTCTTGAGGAAGTTACGCCTCAAGAAGAATATACAGGCCCCTCCCTGAGCTTAGAAGAAGTTGCTCCCCCAAGACTAAAGAGTAAGCCCGCAGTAGCGCTTACATCCGATTCTGACATGACTACTACGCAGAAAACCTTAGCGGGCGCCGGTGGAGAATTAATGCAGTACGGGCGTGGTGCGCAGTTGGCGTTGCGACGATTAGGTGCGCTAGTTGGAGTACCTGTGGATCCTGCGGAGACTGCGCGAATAACTGAGGAAGCCAAAGAAGAGAAGGCCGCTAGTGACGCACTATCAAGAGAATCCCTAGCGGCGAAGCTGGGGACATTTATTCCAGGATTGGCGGCACCTGCCCTGCGTACAGCCAAAGGGGCTGCAATTTTATGGGGAGGCTTAGAGGCGCTTAAGGACCCAGGAGACCTGTCCGAGAGGGCACTCTCGGGAGCCAGTGGAGCTTTTGGTGGAGCATTGGGGCATAAGTTAGGGACTATGGCATCTAAAGGAGTAGGTGCGTTATTGGGGAAAGCTGAAAACAAGGACGTGAAATCCACTGTGGACTTCGCAAAAAAAGAAGGCGTGAATCTGACGGCTGGAGATTTAGGCAATAGAGTCCTACGAACAGCGGAGAATATCGCGCAAGAATCTCCCATTAGTGGAAGGTCGGCGGCTTTGGAGCGTCAGGCGAAGCAGTTGGATGACATGTTGTTCCCGCAGGGTGAGAACAAGATCGTGTCAGGCATAAAGAAAGTCGATGATGCCATGACACAGGCCAACAAGGAATTGTGGGAACCTGTATATAAGGAGTCAGCTAAGAGTGGGGTCAAAGTAATTCCTAAGAATTTACAAACACAACTTAGGGATACTGTAGACAAGTATCCCGATTTGCTTAATAAGATTCCCAACGTACAAACTAGAGCTAAACTAGATAACTTAATCTCGTCTCCGAAAGGTTTGACCCCAAAGCTTTCATTCGAGGATACCCGAGAATTGCAGCAAGCTTTGGGATTCCTAACTAAAGACTTCGATAGGCAAGTCACTATGGGGAACCTTCCCAAGGATTACTCCAATTCGCTCAAGAAAATATACGGGTCTATTCATAGGGATATTGACAATTGGGGGGCTAACCCCGCAGCAGCTAAGGCGTATGACGCTTATCGAGAAGCTAATAACTTGTATAAGTCAGCGCACCTCCCCTGGCTTGAAAACGATTTCGTTCAAAAGGCTAAGAAGGGTGTCTACGAGGAAAACAAGGAAACGTTTCTGAGTGATGTCCTTTCTCCCAAGAATAGACAAGCTTTGGAAAAACTCACCAGCTATTTAGAAATGACTCCCTCAGGGAAGACTGTAACCGAGGGAGAACGTGCGGCGAAGATGTTAAAAACGACTAAATTAAGCGACCGCGCAGCCAAGCTTCTCTATCAGACAGGCAGAGAGCCAGGTAAGGAATTGTTACATTCCATAGGAGCTACAGGGGTACACGCTTTCACAGGACCACTTAGTGCGATTAGCGCTTCCCCCCTTATGCGTCGTGCTCAGATGGCCCCTGGGGATTTACCTTTGTTTCAGAGATTCGCCGCCCCAGTAGCCACAGAAAGCAACGACGTATTTTCGCAATATCTCCGGGGATCGAGCGAATGAATATCTTGAATTCGTCAACAAGGTCTGTTATGACGGATAAGATGATCATAACCAGAGATAAGCTTAGCCCTAGAACCATGTATGCAACAAATGACCAGAGGATAAATTCTAACATTTTAAGTTGTCCTTATTGGAAACAGCCGATAAATTCGGCATTTAAAGGAAGGCTGTATCTAGCTGCCATACAGTTTATTTGCGTGTCAAAAGGCCCGACGGATCGATTTACGGAACCTCCAGACACTCGATATACAAGGAACCACGAATCTAAGAATCCTGCATTCACAGATAGTGAAGTAGTCAAAATAAGTAGGAACAGTATTCGTTTCATTTCAAGCCTCCTGTTAAGAATGAACTCGCTGAAAGAACTATACCCTGGAGGACTTCCTCTTGCCTGTTAACTACTTAACACGTCCCCAAACAGTTCGTCGCATCGTTAGGCGCCCTCCCCCTGTGGTGCCAGGGAGCCAGGGAGCCAGGGATGTTGCGCGTTATTCTGGCCAGTTAGGGGCTCTTTCTCGGCTAGGAGGCATGCAAGATGTGGGTTCTGGTTTAGGAGGCTTAGGCGGCTTGGCGAGTCTATACAACCTCTCTCAAGGCGGTGGAGGTTCTGGTGTTCAAAGGCTGGGTTCGTCTGCTGGGTCCCTTCAAGGCGTGTTAGGGGCTGGTCAGCAACTTGGGGCACTGCCTACTAGTGCAGGGCTAGGCATGGCTGGTTCAGCTCTCGGAGGCATTGGCGGGTTGGCCAGCCTCTACGGGCTAGCCTCAGGTAATCAGAAACTCACCCCCATGAGCGCTTTGCAAGCGGCACAGGCAATTAAAGGTATCTATGGTGCCGCGCAAGCATTAAGTGGTGCGGGCGCCGCAGCAGGTACAGGTGCCGCAACTGGGGCCGGTGCAGCTGCGGGTACGGGGGCCGCAGCAGGTACGGCCGGAACAGGTACGGGGGCCGCAACTGCGGGAATGGCGGGAGCTGGAGCTTTAGCCGCTCCTTTGCTAGGCGCGGCAATGATGTTTGGCCAGGACTGGAACGAAACTAACAGGACAATTGCGGGAGGAAGTAGAACCCTTCAACGTCTAGCGGATGCGGGCGTTCCCCTCAAGGGCTTGTTGGAGTACTCCTTAGCTAATGTGCCGGATGTCAAAGCTACTCAACAGTCCATGGCCGAGAATTACAACAAGTATCTTCAATCCATGGCTCCTGAGGCTCTGCTCAATAATCCTGATTTTTACAATCCTGCTAATTATGCTCGATTGGGAGGCAGTTCTCCAACTTCCACCGCATCTTTTGACCCTCATAAGTTCCGAGAGTATCTCAGTCATTATCAAGGGGCTACAAATCTTCCCGGAGACATATACCGTGATGTTACAGGGGATGTTATCAATGCATCTAACGCGCTAGGCATAGGCTGGGCAAAGAATTTGTTGGAGAACAGGCAAAATGAAATCAGGAACGCCTTTAGTTCTCCCAGTGCGCAAAATCCTGAAATGATGGCTAACTTGCAGGCTATTTACCAGAAGAGGCTTAGTCAGGCGGGTTCTCCGCAGGCTTTTTATGATCGCAGCCCCTGAGCTTCAGGTATGCAGGGATTTCCTGAGGAATCTTCACTATCTTCTTGATGTGGTTCGCGGAATGTAGGAGGTATCTAGCTCCTAAGTACTCCAACGCTTCTTGTAAGTTCATAGTAATCTCTAATTGTTTTATTATTCGCCAATAGGACGAGATAAACGACCTTCTCTATATAGCTTAGTTTTGTAGTTGTATACGCTGGGTTTTGATGTCTTGGCATGCGGGAACTTCTCCTGCACAAGATTCAAGACATCCTCTGTAGCCAAGCCTCGCAGAAGCGCATCCTCTATCACTCCCCCGATTGTAATTTTTCCGGAAGATAAAGATTCAGGTAAGTTATTGCTTATTCTAGCATTAAGCTTGTTCTTTTTAGGTTTGTCCAAATCTTCCAAATTCTCCTCCAGAGCGCTCTTTACAATACCTAACTTCCTTCTCTGCGCAGCAGCAACATCTTTAGCTGATTTAACAGCCATTTTTAAATTCTTGATTTCTTGCTCAATAACTACAATAGATTTCTCTAAGTCTTCCATAACATTTCTCATTAAAAGTTAAATGATCATTTCGATAATGCCTTAATATTTTTATATATGCAAGGCAAATTGCACTTCAATTATCCCAATAGCTTTTCAGGGCGTCGAAGAGTGCCTGCTGGCCTTTCTCTTTTCGGCGAAGCGCGGCTAATACTGCGTCATCCACAGTGTCTTTAGCCTTTATATGATACACAAATACCTTATCCTTCTGACCTTGGCGCCATACTCTGCGAATGAATTGGTCATAATACTCATAGTTCCAAGGGAGGCTGTGCCATATTACTGCCCTACCAGCTCCTTGCAAATTCAACCCATGGGCTATGCTGGCAGGATGTCCTAGCAAAATAGGCAGCTCTCCCCGATTCCACGCAGCTATATAGGCATTTGATTTAGCAGGGCTAACATCTCCGCCAATGTGAGGGGTGTCTTCTCCTAACGCCTGCTTTAATCGCGCTAAATCGTGCTTGAATTCGTAGGCTATCAAGGCGGGCTGTCCTTGGAGCTCATCTACTAAGTCTACAACGGCAGCTGTCTTTGCGTCATGTATATGCTCCCAAGATATTCCATCAGCGTGGTACACCCCTCCATTACAGATTTGCCGAACTTTCCCGCTTGCTACAGCTGCATTAGCCGCTAAGATTCTCCCCTTCTCAAAGTCCAATCTGAGTGTGGACTCCATCTGTTTATAGATTTTTAGCGCCTTTGGAGGCAGGTCAACGGAGATGTCTATGGTGATTAATTCTGGGAGATCCAAATAGTCATCCGAATTGATTTGCAACACTCTCGGGGCGATTCTAGCGAAAATCTCATCCTCAGCATTTGGTTTAGGAATCCACAAATAGGGCGCTGGCTGGGAAAAATATTTCAGTCTAAAACCTGTCACATATGCTCCAAAAGATTCTCCTGTATCTATACAGTACATTTCTCCGAACAGGTCCATTAAACTGTTTGCCGCAGGGGACCCAGTTATCCCGTATCTCCGCTTAAATTTTGGTAGTAGTTTTCGCAGTAGTTTAAATCGCTGCGTACCCGTACTTTTGACCTTACTTAACTCATCAATAACCAGCATGTCCCAGGGCCATGTTTTAAGGTCTTGCTGAGCTAGCCAAGGGAGTGTGTCGTAATTACAGATTGTTACATCCTGAGTCCCCTTGAGGGCATCACACCTATTGTCTCCATGCATAATGCTCACAGAGAAATCTCTAAAATCGTCCCATTTAGCTATCTCTGGCCCCCATACTGAGTAACATGGACGGAGAGGTGCGAGGACTAGCAGGCGCTTGGCGAAGTTTAGGTTGCGCAATATCTTAAAAACTGCCAAGGTAACCGCAGATTTCCCTGCTCCAGGCGAGGCAAACAAACCTCCGTGCGCGCGTTCTATCAAGAACTGAACCGCCTTTTTCTGGTAGCCGTGCGGTTGGAACTTCATGTGAACCATTCTTCCACAGCATACTTAGCTTCCTCGCAGCTATGCACCACGTCCGCTGCGAAGCCCGCTTCGCGAAGCTCATCTATCATAGCTTCCTGGCCTGGCGTAAGTTTTCCACCTTGCCGCTTGAACTCCAGGAAAAGGACTTTGCCTTGGCCTAGAATCATCCTGTCGGGCCAATGTCTCTCGGAGAGTCCATTCATTTTACGGACAAGGAACCCCTCCTTCCGCGCCCAGCGGCAGAATTTGGCTTCCTCGTCCTTCTCTAGAGGACCCATAGTCCTACCAGAATATAAATCACAGCAAAAATCAGCATCCCAAGAGATATCCCGAGACACAGCTTTTCCCACCAAGGGTACTCTTCTTCCCAACTCCACTTGACATGCCCGCACGCCTCACATTTTTTGTAGGTGTCAGACAAGTCCACAAGTCGATGAAAACCTAAGCTACATAGTAAATTCTTCACACTGCCTCCTATCCAATTTGTCGCGCCACATTCAAAAACCCATGGAGATTTCTCGGGTCCCGCAACTGTCGGCCTTCACTCGACATAGTTTTGAACAGCATGACGGTTAGCCATACATCTCTGAGGCAGTAATCTACCAGTTCTCCATACTTCCCAACCTGGAATAACAGAGGTGCAAATGCGCCGTTACCAATCTTCTTTTCTCCGAAATTGGCTTCGCACAGACTATCCAGACTGAATCCCGCATGACTTTTAGATTTGTATTGAGGCTCTAACCCTGCAGCTAACCAGGATTCTCTGAGAGTGTCATAACACTTGCTCTCCGGGATCACTAACCCTTCACATTTCAACAGCTCATTGTCAAACGCGAGTATGTTGTGCCCCACCACTAAATCCGCATCTCGCAACAATTTCTTCAAACTTTCCAGGTTGTCCTTAAAGAAGACTCTATACTGAGGAATGGTCCACGTACTCGATAACACGCAGGCCGCAGCACAAGCGACGCCCATGTTTGACTTGTCTCCCCAGCCCTCGCAGTAATCAAATACAGGCAATTTAGGTTCGTCCCTACTAGGTATAGCTAAGGCGATTTCCACGTCATATACAACTATCTCCATAAATTCCCTTTCAACAGTGTTAAGTTCACCTCAATGTTCACAAGGTCCGCCTTTGTCTTTGGAATAGCTGCACCATTTACAACGAATTCCCGGCTTGGGTCGGTAGGCAGTATCTGAAAGCATAGGTCTCACCATCAATTCCCATTTCTTTTTTAGGCTAGGCTCATCCTTGCGATGAAACGACTCTTCAGCAGGTATCGCCACGCCGTGATCTACAAAAAGAAGCTCTGCATCAGCCTTTTCAGCTATCGGATACGCCAACAATCCCGCCAAACCGTACAACATCAACTGTTCACCATACGCACCTCGATCCTTGAGCTTCCCAGTTTTGAAGTCCACGATTTTAACCACTTCGTTTTTGCCAATAACTGGAGGAATAAGTACATCTATCTTGACGCGGCACCAAGCCTCTTTAGAAAACCACTGTGTAGGCTCCCATGTTCTATTGAATGCCAGGGAAAGCTCCACCTGAGGATTCGCGCCTCTAAGTACTTTACAATCTTGAGCGATCAATTTTGCTTCATGGGGTAAAGAGCCTCCCTTAGTTAAATAGTGTTCTAATTTTTTGTGAATCTCATCCCCTCTAGCAAGGGCAGGTCCTTGTTCCTCAGGCAATCGATCAATGTGTTTATATCGGAATTTGGCGGGGCATTCTTCATAGAGTGCCCACCTGCTATAGGACCATGCTGAGACTTTATTTGTCATTCCAATTTTCCACCTTTATTTTTAGCATTCTGAAAAACCCTATGAAAGCCCCTAAACAGAGCAGAAAATAAAATGCATCTTTGAGTAAAATGATACTTATCACCATCCCCACTAAAAGCACAGCATTAACAAAAAACAACACCCCTATAATTCTCAGTTTTTTGTTCACACAGCCTCCATGTCTCCCCAGTTATATCCCACTTCCGTATCGCTCAGAATGGGAACCCCGAACCCCGGCACTTCCTCCATTGCCCATTTCAACAGCTTTATCGCTTTCTCTCTCCCCTTTTCGGGGGCACTAATTAACAATTCATCATGTACTTGGAGCAGCAATTTTTCTTCTTCCGCTCGTTCTGAAAATCTCAACATAGCTTGTTTAGTCATGTCGGCCGCCGTACCTTGGCACAAAATGTTGAGCAGCTTGTAGGAAAATTCTCTCAGTTGGCCTTTCACTATCCTAGGAGGTTCTGCGAAATACACTCGTCCGCCCCACGTACGCACAGAACACCCACTCTTACCTCTAGACTTTAGATCTGCCATTATTTCTTTGATCCCGGGGAATGCTGAAAGAAATGCGCCCTTGAAGCTTGTTGCTTCTGCGTATGTACACCCTAGTTTCTCCGCCAATTGCGTTAACCCTAACCCATAAATAACCGCCAAAAGGATTACCTTTACCTTCTTACGATCCAAGGACACCCCTGCAATTTTTTGCATGACTTCCATAGCGTAGATATAAACGTCCATATCAGGGGTCTGCCGGTAACCTCTAGCCAACACATCATCCTCGAAATGCGCCAAGCTTCGGGGCTCTTGTTGCGCGAAGTCCGCTCCGACCAGGATTCGTTTGTGTTCAGCTATGACGTAACGTCTTACTCTTGGGAGGGCAGGCAATTTTAGCTTTAAGACAGCTACACCCTTTTCGGCTTTGGCCAGCGTTTCCGAAGCAAAGAGTGTCTGCAAATTACAGGGGTTCGAGGAACTCAGCCTCCCTGTACGCGTGCCGCCTCCTTCAGGCTGCTTAGTGCTATTCCATTGCGTATAAATCCTGCCTCCCGACTCTTCAGCCATAGGTAACCACTTTCTCATGAACGTGTTGAGGCACGTAGCCAAGGTCCCCCGATACTCCAAAAGTGCTAAGAGCGTCGCATCTGTTAAGGCTAATTTAAGATTTTCTTTGGAGGTGCTACGTTTCCCTATGGGGGTAAGGACCCAATCTTTCGCCTTTCCGGCTTTATCTACAGCTTCCGCAAGGTCCTCATTGCTATCGATGTTCAGATTTTTCGTTTTTAGCCTTTTACATATCCGCGCATCCAGGGATTCCAGAACCCTCCCGTAACGCTGTACGTCCAGACTAAGTTTTTCCGTGTCCACATGCAGACCTTCACGCTCCATCTTTAGCAGTATGGGGATTAAACGCATTTCCACTTCATACGCCTGCTGCATGCCTGCGTGTATTACTAGAGGGTGCAATTTATTGAACAGTGCGCTTGTGTACTCCACATCCGCCATAGCGTAGGACGCTACCAGGTTCCCCGGAGCCTGTGATATCCAGGCTCCCCAATTACTTCGGGCATGTCTCGCCTCAGGGACATTCTCAATTACCCAATCTCGCAACACGTCTCGTTCCGCAGGAGCTCTCCCCAACAACTTAGGACCTACTATCTTCAGCGCCAAATCTCTCTGATGCGGATCGTGTAAGAACGCCAAGACCATAGTGTCATGCAACAGAGCGTAAGGTGGAGGCTGTAGTTTGAAGTGCGTTCCCGCCACATCCACATCGAACTTGGCGTTGTGGAATACTACCCCGCCAGGGTGAGCATAGGCTCTAGCCAACTCAAGGACTGCACAATCCCTTTCGCAGTTATTCCCAGAAGGGTGCCCGAACGCTAGATATCTGGAAGGTTCTCCAGGCCACTGTATCGCCAGACCTACAGGCTTAGGTGGGTAGTGCGGACGGGTATCTATCTTCTCGGTTTCGAAGTCTAGAGCTACAGGAGGCATTCCGCAGCTTTCTTTTCCTGTGGAACGTCCACCAACTTCGGCTCAGTTGAGAACTGAAAGCGCCCTTCATACTTTACTTCTTCGTTATGTACATGCAGGGCATCGATTTCTGTTACTACAGGAGCCCTTAGATTCTGGGTTTCCAGTCCTTCGGATAGCTGGCTATCCAGCAGTTCCAACATCGCACTCAACTTAACTTTGTCTGAGCTTCTGCCTTTTGCGCATATATGCCAAGAATCTTTTCCATCTACCGTAGTGTTGTATATGAATAGCTGAATGGCTACACTCATTGTTATTCCTTAAATTTTATGAGGCGTCCGGACATTCCTGTACGAGTATCCACTATGGGTATGGATATCCATTTGTTTTCGAGCTGTTCAGGTTGTGTGGGAGAATCTTTTTTCTCCGAGACGTTCTTAATAGGACGTTCTCCAGAGATGTACATTTCCAACTGCCGATCAAACTGAATAGGGAGCTTCATCTTTATACGCGCAAAGCGCACCAACCTTCTTAGCACGTTCGCATTTACACCTAGCTTTCTCGTTAACATGTGCACGTGCCCATCCCCTGCACGTATTATCGTCATCAGAGGATCCACCATGACGCAATAATCATACAGCTTCCTACCCATCAGTATTTTCGCTTCTTAGTTGGTTCTGGTGTCTTATCGGGTTTCTCTTTGTTGTCAGGGTACGGGCGGACTAACAAGTCCTTGGCTTCGTTCCTTCTAGACAATACCGCTCCAATCAAGTCTTGAGTCAAATCAGACTTATGCTCCAATGTCACTCGAAATTGGCTTTTAGCGTCTGGAATCGTACTTATAGTGGTCACGACTCCCATTGGGGGTCTTTTTCGGAGAGTGGAAACCAGTCGGACATACTGTGCCCAATTTTTTACGCTCATTACGGGCAATTTCGCTATAGCGAAATCCGCCTTTGCTAACGTCTCAGGGGATACTGGTTCCGCAGGGAGTAATGCCAACCTACGTATATTTTTACACGCTTTACCTTTTCCGTTTACATCAGAACCGAACTTGTTCCATTCACACTCCGCGCACGACTGCGCCTGAGGTTGCGGCGCATCAGGATGCGGCGCCATTTTTTTCGCGTCATTCCCAAATGCGTAACAACTAGGACTTACAGGGGAATCTCTATCGTACTGCTCAGGGTAGTAACAATTTTCTATTACGGAATCCACCACTACTACATGTAGCTTATTCCCAGCTACAGGATTTCCTGCGTAACTTATTTGTCCTGCACTGAAGGAGATGAAAGCCCCTGCGGCTACAGATTCCTCCTGCTCCAAAGCAGCCTGGGCGTACGCCGTCATTTGATCTTCCCAAGTAACGGGGAGTTGAGGCTCCTTAGTTGTCGAAATACTAGTTTCCTGCGGTTTAAGTTCTTTCATGTCCAGATCCTTATAAATTGAAGTGCCCCTGTTTGGACGTGCCGCAGGGGCCACGCGGCGTTATCTACAAGCTAGGGGGTCTTGTATCGTCCTCTAAATATTTCTGCATTTGCAGCGCCGTCGTCTTATTTACTAGCAGTATCCTCCCGTCAATCCAAGTTTTTGAGTACGTCAATAATGCCCCTGGCGATTCATAAGTACTAATCCACCTCCTTTCTCGTAGATACGCATCGCGAAGAACTTCCAAATCATCCTCCATGTCAAGAAGGTCCATACGAGTTACCATGACTTACCCTTTCGTGATCGAATACGTAGGAACAAAACGTACCTCCACGCCCGGCACAGTCTTACCCGCATCCACCCGTTCTTGCCAGGCTTCTGCGCCTATGCGTTTGTGCAATAATTCGAAAGCGTTGTATTTCTTGACATATGCGTAGAATTTATCCCAGTTAGTGACTTGCGGAACAGGTTTCGATGAAAACGAAAAGTTAGCCTTAGTACCTCTAGCTGCCTTCAATCCTTGATCTTCCAGCATCTGGACTAGCTGCTCGCGTATGCTGGACTCTTGTTCTTTGAGCATCTCTGCATATTTTTCTGCTTCCAGACGTTTCGAGCGAATATTCCATAGTAAGTCTATAGCCTCACCAGAAGTTTTTGGCACACTTAATTTTTCAGTCTCCGTAACCATAGCTGAGCTCCTTGCATGTTAGATGTTCGTCACTACAAATATAACTATACTCCAAACTTTTATAGAACGCAAATATTTTTATTAGACATCTTTCACAGGTAACACCTCGTGCACTAAAGGCGCACTATCCGTCCACACGCCCCGTACTTTCACATATTTTCCTGTAGGAGACCACTCATCTATCACGAGTTCCTCCAGTTGCGACGTGTAAGCTTGCATGCGCCCGATGAACCGAGTGCCTGTGACGTGGACTTTATAGTCCGCTATGACGTACTCATCAGTTAAAGGTTTGTCCTCATTCATATTTAACAAGTCATTCTCATTCATCAGTACGCTCCTTTGAAGAATCTCATAACTATGGCTTTTCCCAGGTTTATGTCTCTATCTCCGGCGCATACTCCTCCGGCGACGTGAAGAACAAAGAGTGATCCGCATTGCGCCACGTGCTAGCGACAGCCGCCAGGCACTCCCTCGATGCTCGATTACCATACGCCCTTGGGTCGACCCTGCGCAGATAACGCTTGTACGATCCATCCGGTTCCGGGGTACTATTGCGCATGTCGACATAGACGATATCCTCGTCGCCACGCACACGCTTGCGCAGCAGTTTGGCGTCACGAAGCCCTATCAGAGGATAGTCTAGAGGTAACTGTTGTACGAGCTCGCAGCCAGAATCCTGGAGATACCTAAGTGGGCCGTATCTATCGATCATGATACGACGCACCTCGTCATTGGTTTCCTCGGTGATGTGGGTCACTGTGATAGTTTCCGGCCGCTCGACTACCCAATCAGGGATGCGCACGCCATGGATGGCGTAGACTCCCCACCCATCGGGCCAGACAACAGCCGGACCACTGGGATTGTGTAGCCTGTGCGAATTTAGGCCTCGTGGGTGACTGGGGTCAATCAGCTCTCGATGTATCGCCGTCGGCCGCTCGCACACCATCGTAAAATCCTTGTGAGGATGCCACCAACACGCTGATTGGATTGTGCCCTCATACGCGATAGCTCGCTCCCACAAATCACCTGGCAATTCGAGGCCGCACTCATCGCGGAAGAACGAGGTTAGCGCACCGCCCCAATACCAGCCGCCAGGCCAGAATTGCCCTCCAAGATATTGTGTCCAGCCTTTCTCTATGGAGGCACGCAGCATCTGCGGAGTTATCGCGCTGGTGATGTTACCTACGACATCACGCACAGACCCCTCTACAGCCTTACCCACGGCGCCATATACGGCATACCCTATGGTGCTGCTCACAACATCCCCTACCAAAATACTGACTGTATCCCGGAGGACCACTAGCACAGGGCTAGCCACGGCACCACTCACGGCACCACCCACGGAAACACCCACGGCATCACTCACGGCATCACTCACGGCACCACGCACGGCACCACGCACGACATCACTCACGGCACCACGCACGACATCACTCACGGCACCCCGCACGGCACCACGCACGGCACCACGCACGGCACCACGCACGGCACCATCCACGGCAACACGCACGGTATCCTCTACAGCCGCACCCACGGCACCACGTAAGGCATAACCTACAGTGCTGCTCACAATATCCCCTTCCGACATACTGACGGTATCCCGAAGCGCCCCTCGCACAGGGCTAGACATTTCCGCGTCTATGACATCACTCACGACACCGCTCACAGCATCTCGCACGGGGCCATTCACGGCACTACCCACGGCACCATCCACGGTATTACTCACGGCGCCGCCCACGGCACCATGCACGGCATCACTCACGACATCATACACAGCACCATCCACGGTATCACTCACGGCGCCGCCCACGGCACCATGCACGGCATCCCTCACGGAACCATTCACGGCACCATCCACGGCACCACGCACGGCATCCTCTACAGCCGCACCCACGGCACCACGCACGACATCACTCACGGCACCACGCACGGCACCACGCACGACATCACGCACGGCACCACGCACGACATCACTCACGGCACCATCCACGGCACCACGCACGGCACCACTCACGGCACCACGCACGGCACCACTCACGGCACCACTCACGGCACCACGCACGGCACCACGCACGGCACCACGCACGGCACCACGCACGGCACCATCCACGGAAACACCCACGGCACCACCCACGGAAACACCCACGGCATCACGCACAACACCACTCACGGCATCACTCACAGCACCATCCACGGCATCATCCATGGCAACACTCGCGGCACCACGCACGGCATCACCCACGGCACCACGCACGACATCACGCACGGCATCACCCACGGCACCACGCACGACATCACGCACGGCATCACGCACGGCACCACCCACGGCACCACGCACGGCAACACGCACGGCACCATCCACGGCATCACTCACGGCATCACTCACAGCACCATCCACGGCATCATCCATGGCAACACTCGCGGCACCACGCACGGCATCACTCACGGCATCACCCACGGCACCACTCACGGCATCACGCACGGCACCACGCACGGCATCACTCACGGGGGCATGTATCGAACTATGTATATCACCATACACAGCACCGCTCACAGCACTACTCACAGCACCGTGCAGGACATCGTCTACGGCGCTATCCACGGCGCCCAACGCGGCAACATCTATGGTGTTACGGACGATGTCGCGAATGTTATGCCGGACGGTAGCATCGATAGCACTATAAATAGCACTACCCACGGCACCACGCAAGATACTCACGTTATTATGGACGGAATCTATGCTGCCCTGGATTGACTCCCCGACAGACGCGGCGTCGGATCGTATCGACTGCTGTAGCTGCTCGACCACGTATCCGGCTATCGGCGCAGCAAGGGCTAAGACGAGCGGCGACGATACCCATATGACCCGACCAGGCCAAGGAATCTCTGCGAATTCGTAGCAGCGTTTCGCCGAAGTCTCAAACAGTTCGCGATCTGCCGCACCTGTGCGCAAGCCAATCTCGATCCACTTGTCGGCATGCCCGGACATCGCTGCTTGCTGGGCTGCGGTCAATTGCGTTAATGTCTTTGCCATGGGTGTCCCCTAAATAGTTACGCAGTAGACGAACCTAATCTGCTATGCGCCGCAAGACTTCAGGCGTGTATTCCATCTGACTTGGAAGTTTGTACAGTCCTGGTGGAATACCTACTGGGCTATGTTCCTCGTGCAGCAACTCACTCTGCATCAGAACTTGTAGGAATCGTTCGCCGTTCGCCGTCCATAGCCGCACGGTCGGCGTTTCGACCCGATGGTGATGGCCGGTCGCCTCGCCCCATGCGAGGATAGTCTTCCCATCAGTGCCCGCAGGCATCTCAGTACACGCAGCGGGCAGGTTGGCAATCGCCACCAACATTACATCTCCCTGGCGCAATATCCTCATAACATCCTCCTAATATCTGGCTCAAAGGTCTTTGGACAAATCGAGCGCCGTAAGAATCTCGGCGCGGCGAACCTCAAACTTGTAAACAACCTGTTGAAAACCTACAGGTTTAGGTCCCGCTACTCTAAGGTCATCGATGTATAGACAATCGCCCACACGACTGGATACAACTTCTACTACGACAGCTTCATTCCCACGCTGGCCCATTTCCCCTCCTCGATTACGTACTTGCCTGCCATCTCATTCTTTTGGGCCGTCGGCGCCGTAGCCGTAGTTGCCGCAGCCGCCGTAGCCGTAGTAGGAGCCTGAGCCATCACCGGAGGAGCCGTAGCCGTAGCCGTCGCCGCCGCCGCATCCGCAGCCTCCTCCGCCTCCGTCGCCGTCGGCGTAGCCGGAACCGCAGCCGCCTCCGTCGGCGCCTCCGCAGCCGGAGCCGTAGTTGTCGCCGCCTCCGTAGCCGTCGGCGCCGCCGTAGCCAGCGCCTCCGCCTCGGCCGTAGCCATCATCGGTCAAGCGCGCCATACCGCTACCTCACGGATGGACGACTCGGCCGTTGAAGTCGTGCTAATTATTTCTATGACATCCTCTAGGATTATCATCGGCACTGGCGCCGGAAATTTGCATTCGTCCGGCTTGCTTGTGCCATCGATCGCTAGCTGTGATAGTGTTGCCGCGCCTGCCCAATACCAGATTCGGCGCGCATCGGTCATTGCTACCTCATTGCCGTTTTTTGCGCTCAGGATCCCAGCGAACACGCCAGCATAGCGCGTGCGCACGATTACGTACTTACCTATTATCTCATCGATATAGCTCATAATTGCCTCCTAAACAATGAATCTAATTGGTGCAACATATTCTCATCACGTTACCTCCTAATATGCTTGTGTTCCCAACAATCAGCCTACAGTCTTGTGGCTTACGAAAATAGACTCCGAGAGGACTCGACAATATCTCGCAATCAATTACTATGCTGCGTCAAGCGTGGCGCCTGCTTGTCAGTGCAAAATGTGTGTCCATGCTCGTAATGCGCAATCAATGCATCGAGGCGTGCTAAGGCATCGCGTGTGGTGTTGCCGAAGTTAAATACCTCCAGCGATTGACCTGTCGTGATACCTAGTGATTTGGCCGCGTTGATATAGGGATGATCCCAGAATTCCGAGGCTAACGAGGATTCGTCGTATGGCACGAGCCCTAGCGCTTGCCCAATCGGTGTACGGCACATCGCACCGAGTAGGCATGTGCGAAATCTTCGCATGTTAATTTTGGGTATGTCGTCATGGATAGCATCGCGTAGCATGCAGAGTTTTGTAGCGGTATCTAGTGTGATGTCTGTTTTCATTTTTGGCTCCTATTACTTATTATTGCGTTTCAAAGTATTTTGTTAGCTTAGCCGCTGGGGAAGCGACTACTCCGAATCGTCCTCGCTTACCTGCCTGACACCGAACTTCTGCCGTAGCAAGGAATCTAGTTTGTGCAACTGAGCTATTAATTCCTGCGGAGGAAGCCCTCCCATACTGGATACTAGCCATAGAGCGCAATACACCTGCCACATTTCCGCCATTAACTCACTCACGCTCAAATTTTCCATGTCAAGGGGGTCCATAACCTACCTCAACCTAAATAAGTCCCCGATGTCCGTGTCGGATGAAGGAGACCCCCTTGCGGGGGAGACCGCTCGACCCTCCATCACAGACTCTAGGCGCTCGGGGGACACCCTCAACTCGGGCCGAGCGAATTCAAAAATTACTTCTCTCATGATGCCTACAAACCAGCTCTATCATAGCCCTTCCTACGGATCCCACAACCGCGGGGTCTCCTGGAACATCCTCAGGGGTTGCCTCTTCCCTGATTATGCGACTCCTGCCAGGGACCCCCGCGAATATCTTTACGCCCAGCGTAGCTGAAGCTGTTTTCACACAATCGAACCTTTCTCGGAAGCGCATGCCTCGCCAATAGACTCCAGGTTCATCCTCCAGGGCTCTCGGCTTGACCGAGAGGTAATCCACATCCACTTCCAGCCAGTGCGCATTCTCTGATATGGATTCCAGATTGACGGATACTGCATATTCCGAATTCGCGTCCACCAATCGCCAGTCTCCCGCCCATGCGAGCACAGACAAACTCAGCCCAAGTGCCCCCAGCAATTTAAACTTCCGCATTTTTCCGCCTCCTACTCAGGACCATGTACACTAGAGTCTTCGCTGCTCTCAGGTCGGGCATCGCCCTATACGCGACGATCTTGTCAGATCCAAGTATCCGGGAATAGTAGAACCCGTTCAGCTCAGTGATCCAGGCTACGGTTTCCGACCCTAGGAACCCTCGGAACTCTCTCCGGCCCACATACGCCCACTGTAAATGCAGCATAGCGTTTCTCCTATTATTTCCAGCCAGGCATCAATAGTTGAGGTCTATTTTATGCGAGAAGACCATATCCTTCAGGCTCTGGAATTTTCTAAGGATCTTGTATAACCACACTCGGGACCATTTATGACTCCACCCAACATACAAGGAGTAGGGAGTCCTTATGTAAGGGACGCCAGTTCTTCTGCACAGCCACGCCACAGTGGGCGTATCTTGAAATGTTGAGCGATATACCACAGGCTGTCGAGTCATTTTAATGGGGGACACTTTCTTTCTCCTTTTCTACGGTTGATGTTTGTATACTACACTAACTTTTTCAAAAACGCAAACTATTTTTAGCGTCCAATCCTGAGCGAGAACCTTACTAAATCTTCCTCTTCTGATTCGATGAAGGAATGCCTAGTTTCCACGATTTCCCGAGCTTCCCTCAGATGATGCCTAACCCATTGCTCTAAGGTTCCTAGATGCAGAGCTGTCCTTATGGGACGCGAAGACCTATCCTTATCGTCGCTGCTTTCTTCTTTCATTGCACGCCCTCCTTGGAGTTGGTATGAATCAGCTCTCAAACGCTGGACGATATTCTCTCCAGTCTTTGAAAAGAAGTGCTGTCTCTCTCCCTTTAATTCTCCATGTCGACGCCATGGCTGCATGACAATTCCGCCCCGCGTCTCCGCCATATTGGTCGTGATCAATCGGGAGAATGTACCTCTTTGTCGTGCCGTCCAGTTCTGGCGTGCTGTTCAGCATATCAAGTAGATATACATCCTCTCCAGAGCACTTCAGAAGTCGCGCTGTACGCAATCCCTTAATGGGATGATCATCAGCGCATATATCCACCATTTCGAAATCAGCGTCTTTGAGGTAGCGCTCATATCCATAGCGGCCGATCATGATGCGCCTTACCTCAGCATTCGTTTCTGTTTGGATATGTTCCAAAGTTATCCATTCTGGATTCGTAACAACAAAAGCAGGTACTAGAATGCCATGCAAAAAATATAGATTTTCCACATCCGATTCGAGCGCCGCACACATGTCGTTGTGTAACCGCTTGCCGTTTCCAGTTTGTTCGACGTGCACAGTTGGTTTTGACACCCAATACAACGTATCTTCGGTCCAGTGCAGCAACCATGCTCCAGCAATGAATGCTTCAAACAGCGGTTCTGACCACTCGCGAACTTTCTCATCATTTCTCTGCACGGCCCCATGAAATGTTGTGACGATCCAAGAAAGCTCAAACCGCCAGAAATACCAGCCATACGATTGAATGCACCAATTGGCGAATCGCTTAAACGAAAGGCCCCGTGCGTCCAGTGCGTCCCGTGCAGCCAGAGCGTCCTGTGCGTCCAGTGCGTCCCGTGCAGCCAGAGCGTCCAGTGCGTCCCGTGCAGCCAGAGCGGCCCGTGCAGCCAGAGCGGCCCGTGCGTCCCGTGCGTCCCGTGCGGCCCGTGCGTCCAGTGCGACCCTTGCGTCCAGGGCGTCCCGTGCGCCCAGTGCGTCCCGTGCGTCCCGTGCGTCCCGTGCGTCCCGTGCAGCCAGAGCGTCCCGTGCTTCCCGTGCAGCCAGAGCGTCCCGTGCGGCCCGTGCGTCCAGTGCGTCCAGTGCGACCCTTGCGTCCTGTGCGTCCCGTGCAGCCAGAGCGGCCCGTGCGTCCCGTGCGGCCCGTGCGTCCCGAGAGTCCTGTGGGCTTCGTTTTGCAAAATCATCCAAAACCGCATTTACATATTTCAATAATGGAGGATGATCTTCTAGCACCCATCCTTGTTCCAACCGAACGACGTTCCTGTCAATCCCGAGAGCTTTTAAATATTTTTTTAGACTTTTTTCGACAGCATGTTCATCCAATACGCCAGGATAGTTACACACCTCTTTGTATCGCTCTAAATGATTCGCAGACATAACACCCTCCAATTGTCAGTTAATCTTGCACTCGCCTAAGCATATTGTGTGGACCGGCCTCCACTTGAACGCCTATTTCTATTGTTCCAGGTCGCAGCAAAGCGATGCTGTGCTCATCGTGAGACAGTTCGCCTTGCTTTAGCAATCGAATGTACCGTTCTGCGGAAGCATCGAATACAGGTTTTTGCGGAATAACTTTTGTCAAAATTTGGTGTTTATGCCCTGTGGCTTCGCCGAACGCCAAAATGCATGGCTCATCATGAGCTATTACTCTCGGGGCGGTTTCCGTCTGTGCTACGTAAACCAACAATACATCACCCTGCCGCAATTGGTCAGTGTTCAATTCCATTTTAGTTCCTTTCTCGGTTAACATTAATCTCCGCTCAAATTACCTCGGCGGGCAGGCCAGCAATGCATTCGTTAGCCACATCTCGGATATCTGGCATGTCCTCTCCGACTCGATCCGCCAATTCGCGCCCCACATCTTGGATCGCCTTGACCAGCTCGGCGGTGCTAATGGGGCGATCACACAGGTGGCCGACGTTATGCCGGACACCTTTCGCACCTTGCCAGCGTGTCGTGTAATCGTACCTGCCGTATACGATCGCGCGGCCATCAGCATGCTGACGTACAGTGATGTGGATGCGCCTCGTCTGAGTGGCTTGACATTCGTATTGTCCGTCCCATGTCGCATAGGATCCTTTCGCGAGGATCGGCCATTCGTCCTCACGTATTTTGACGGGTTGGCGGTCGGTTAAGGTAATGGTCCGATATTTGGGTTGTGCTTGGGTTTCCATGGTCATCTCCTTCAGTTAAGAGTTCAGTGCAGTTGATGAGTAACATCTTAGTATAAATTTATTAGTATGTCAAATAATATCTCGATATAATTAGCTCTCGAATGCTGGCCGATAATCTTTCCAATTCTTAAACAAAAGCTCAGTTTCTCTACCTTTGATCCTCCATGTAGATGCCATTGCCGCATGACAGTTTCGACCAGCTTCTCCATCATATTGGTCGTGATCAATCGGGAGAATGTACCTCTTTGTCGTGCCGTCCAGTTCTGGCGTGCTGTTCAGCATATCAAGTAGATATACATCCTCTCCAG